TAACTTAGTCCCCACACTCATCATAGATAACACCTTTAGATTCGGTCTAATTATTCGACTAGGATCTTCTTTTCCCCAATTCATATCTATGTATGGGAGACCATTAAATTCATCTAACATATTTAAATATTCCTCTAACATAGGGGTTGCTGATACAAATAATGCACTATGAGATTGTTTAAGATAATAAAGAAATCCTAATTCGGTATCTGACTTAAATCTAGCATCATGTAGGATAGTTTGAAATTCATCTATTACAGTGTAGAATGATTGAAATATTCCAAGACTCTCTAGGATATCCTTTACAATTCTATATGAATCGTATGTTACTAGAATCTTATAAGGTTTATCATAAGACTTTCGGAAATTAATATAATCTTTAATTTCTCTCATTAATCGATTATAAATATCATTTTTATCCTCTCCAGTACACTCTTTTAATTTTTCCATAAATGATCTAGATTTATCTAGTTTAGAGAGATCTTTATCAACCTCTATTTCTTTTTCTAATTCATTCACAACTAGATAAACTTCAAATTCATGTTGATCTTTTTTATTCTTAAGTAACATTTTTCTAGGAGAACAAAGTATTACATTCTCAGGACCATTAATACAGTATTCAGTGAAACCACAACCTGGAAGTTGCTTATTTATTATACACTTTACAGGTAGTTTATAAAATCTAAATAAACTATCCATTTCTGAAATATATCTAATACCTCTGGGTACTATGATATCAGGTAATTTATTGATCATAAATATTAAATATTTTGATTGTTATTTTTAATTCAATACAGAATCCAGTTTTAATAAATTGTCTTTTTAAATTGAAGACACAGGAGGATCCCTTTTTCATTAATTAGAGTTTAAAAGGATAATACATGCGTTTTGTCACTTTAGATATCATAAAAATATAAAATAGTAAATAAATCTAAATCTGAAAAAAAAAGGACACTTTTTAATATTAAAATAAGATCCGCCTCTTGAAGGCGGAAATATGAATAAAAATCCATATACTTAAATTTAAATAATCGGAGAAAAACCTATTATCATTCCCATATATCTTATTCAAAGTTTCTTCCTTAGATCCCCTCAGCGGTAGCGATCGGAGGGGATGGATAATGGGAAGCTCCTTTGTCTTCGAACTTTAAGGACAATTTTGCTCTCTACAGTCCTTTAGATTCTAATATATGAAAGAAAAACCCCAGGCACATTTTGCCCAGGGTGTATTTGATTAATTAATAACCAAATTGAAAGTAGCTATCAAAGCCTTCAGTAATATTTTTACTAAGACTGAAGCTACCAGGGATATCACTACGATACTCCCAGCTATCCATACTACAGCGAATAGTATGAATAGTATTACGTTAAAAATCTCAATGTTCATAATAAATATTTAATTGAGTTTTAGTTAAAGATATTAGAGAATAGAACTATTATATCCAATTTCTTTCAATACTTTAGGATTCTATAGTTTAACTTCTATTCTCTCATATATAAGGCTTTTAGCATTTTTGAGACGGTTAGGAGAAAAGGGTGGTATAGGTATATGTGCTATCCTTTTCTTTTTTCTTTAAGGACAAAACAAAAGAGGGATTTAATTTCCCTCTTCTTTCAGTGCATCATTGATAGATTTCTTAATTAGTTTTTCGAGTTTATCATTGTCAGTTATTTTCCTTTTTACCTGTCGTACCATACACTCATTTATTTTTATATTATACTTGAATCCTAATCGGTTTCTTTCATAAATTGCACAACTTACTACTCTATCTGTAACAATTTCTATAAGTTTACCTGAATCTACTGTTTTACTGAGATTATAGTAAAATAAACTACGATATTCTTCGAAGTTTCCAACATTATGATATTGTTTACTTATTGCAGTAATTCTTAACATATCAGATTCTTTCTTTACTATTATTGTGTATCCTAGAGTAGTATTTTCGTTGTATAATTTCTCAGGGTATTTAACATTTATTCCTAATTCATTTAATCTTTGGATAAAATGTACAGATCCATAATAAGTGTTATAATAATCACTGAGTCTATAACAGATACCATTTAGATCATAATTGCTATAATCTTCAAGCCTTTTATCTAATTCCTCCAGCGTCATTGTTTCTCCTGGAGTAAATTCCATTATAATTTCTTGTATTCCTAAATCTATTTTTCCAAATCTATCAAAATAAACTGTCTCTGTTCCATATATATTGCTATCTTCATCATACTTCATAGCAACAATATATCCCCCTATTTCCATAAGTAGCGGGACATGTTTTTCTTTTTCAGTGTTGCATCTAGTTAATACAACTTTAGGTTTTTCGAAATTTACTACGTTTTGTAAAATTTGTTTCATATTCTTTTCCTTTCTTTTAAGTTTATTTTATTCATATATAAGGCTTTGAAAGGAGAAAATAAAAAGGATACAAGCTTTTATTACACTTATATCCTTTATTTTTATGGCGTTAACAAAAATCTTCAGTGATGGTGAATCTTAGACCATCACTATAAAATTCCCCGTATTTATTTGGGTTATATTTTTTTAGTTCGGAAGGTATTGATCGAGAGTAGCTAAAATATGGACTAACTTCATCTGGATTGTCATTATAGTAGCTCTCTAAGTCATATCCTTTATCCAAGAACTCTTTTAATTCACTCTCCCAAAATTCCTCGGCCGTATACTCAACGCCATATTCGTCTTTTATTATAACATTATTTTTCGCGAAGAACTTATTTATACCTTCGCGAGTAAGTTCATAATATTTTCCGAGATTGGCGTTGAATAAAAACTTCCACCCGGCCGATCTTTTACCTAGGTGTATTTCTTTTGTTATATCCTTTAAAAGATCGGCTGCTTCACTAAATTTGTTTTCGTCAATTAATTTTTTTGCTTTTTCTTTATCCCTTTTTTTCACTGGGATTACTGCATAGAAATTTGTTCCCATAATATATTTTATTAATAATACATATATAAGAAAGTCAAGGGAGAAAAAGAAGTAGAAGAACTTTTTCTCGTCCTTCTACCTTTTTTAAATTTCAATAGCCAATAAAACCTATACTAGCTAATGAATCTCTTTGTCTTTCATTCAGCAATCCAAGGTTATTTTTATTAAACTGTAAGATCGCCCATTTAGAGATTTTTTGAGATTCATAATCCCCATTCTCTAACGTCTCTTCTAAAAACTCTAGATTCGTCATTGAACTAGGTTTTTGTCTTAGCAGGAAGATGAGATTATTTACTTTTTCATCCCATTCTTCCAAGCTTTGTTTTTCTCTGAACTTTTCTTTGTATTGTTCATTCTTTTCTGCGAAACTCTGGAACATATCAAATATTTCCGGAGATTTCTCAAGTACCAAACCCACAAATTTTCCAATGTTTTCTAAGGTTCGGTTTGCTCTTTTTTCTGCCAACTCATCCAATTTTTCTTGAGCGGCTATTGATGACGTTACTGTACTTGTCACGTCAATCTTCATTTTCACTTCTCCTACCTTTGGAATAGGGAAGGTTGTTTCAAAATTTGATGTAGCATGTCCTGTAATTTCTGGTTTAACTAATTCTGCCGTTACTTTACTGTTTACTACATTCACAACTCATTCATTTTGTTAATTCTTTTCATAATCTTTATTTTTAAAAAATTAAACTCCTTTAAGCTTTTTGTCATGCTTAAGGAGTATTTATTTACTTTTATTATCTCATATATAAGGCTTTTAGCATTTTTGAGATGGAAAATATTTTTAATACAGAATCCAGTTGGAAAAAAATAAAATAATTAACTATTATAAATCTAGAGAACTTGATCAGGATTCTAACCTGAGACTCTAAGATAAAACAAATTATCTTAGTGTTTTGACCCGCTAAACTATCTTATCTATAGATTCAGTTAATTATTTTCTTGTGTTGTTGTGTCGTTTAAAGTTGTTTAATTTTGCACCTCATAAACGTAGAAGTTCTGAAGAGATTAGTGAGATTTAAACCTTACATGATTTTTCAGTTCTTCACAAGCTCAAGCTATACATTACGCATTTCTTGAGACGCCTATGATGTCTTTTTTGTTATTGTGTCTTCTAATACATTTATAAGATTTTCCCGGTTTCTCAGACGGTCGAATTTTTGGACGGTTGATTTTCTTATATGTGTAAATAGTAAAATAAATTAAGAAAAATGACACAGAAAGAAGTTTACAATTATTTTGAAAAGAATTATCCAGATATAGATCTGTATGAAACTAAAAAAGGAAGTTTCTTTGGAGGATATGATGGAATGGATCAACTAGAACTTTTTGGAACTAACCTAGTAGTGTTTTGTGTAGAAAAAGTTAAAGGAAAATATGTACCCAAACAAAAAATATTTTCCTTTGTAAATAGTACAGAGGAAGAATTAAAAGAATTTCTAGAAAAATATCTTTAAGAAATAAAAAGAGAGGTTTAACTTGACTTTTAATTAGTCAAGACCTCTCTTTATTTTTTATTCTGTATATTCTATTATATGTATCTTAGGAGTATAATTTTCTCTAGTTTGTTGAGATACATTCATAAATTTTATTCCAGATACTTCACCTCTTTCCGGGTAATGTATGTGACCAAACACGTGATACCTTGGATTGATCTCTAATACTCTTTGTGATAATGCTAGATTCCCAGGTTCATCTTTTCCATACCATCCTTGAGACTGTTTTATACATTCAAGTTGATATATCCTAGGGGCTTCATGAGTTACCAAAATATCTATTCCTCCTGGAATTTCTAAGATATCAATATTTCCAGGTTTATGTGGGAAAGCGTGTAACCATAAAGAAGTTCTAGGATTTCCATATATCTTTACTGATTCTCCAGTAATTCCAGAAATATATTCATACTCTTCATCAACCAGAACTTTAGTAGAGTATCCAAATATCTTTCTAAGTGTGAGGAAGTCATCATAGTGTCTCTCAATCCAGTAGTCATGATTTCCGGGAACTATTATAATTTCTTGAAGATCCGGAAATATTTTCTTATTCATGAATATATTCTGGTAATTATATTCAAGCCACTCTTCTTGATACATAACTTCATCTGTGGGACATAAATCTCCAGCAATAATTAGAAGTTCGATTTCTGGATAACATTTTGTCTGTAAATCATAAACATAACCGTGAATATCTGATAAACAACCTATTTTTATCATTCTTTCTTTTCCTCCAACATAAACTTCATAATTTCTATAACATCATCTCCAGTGGTTATATTCAGTTCATCTTTCAAGCGTTTATATACATCATATCCCATAGTATCATCATCTCCATAATTAAATTCAACTGGTCTGATTTCTCCTGTTACATATAGTATTACTTTACAGGGTCTCCCAGGATTAAAAAACGATCTCTTTGGTTCTGAACGTTGAAATACTACTCCGTATATAGCAGATTTTCTAAGTAATGATTCTCGAATTTTCATACTATCTCTTCTTTTGTGAATTCTACTTTATGAGTACCTCCTTGTTGTGAAGGTAGTATTAAAAGTCCACCATTCCTTAAGGCTTTTCCAAGAGGTGATCCAGAAGTAAACCATTCTCCTAGGGGTTTAAGTTTTCCCTTAAGTACTTTGATTTCCCTCTCGAGTTCTTGATACTTTTTATTTTTCTTATTATACTCAGATTGTTTCGACTCTAGTTCTTGAATCTCTTTCAGAATTGGTTTGACTTTTTCTTCGTAATCTTCTTGTGAGATTAAGTTTTTAGTCTGATTCATTCCTTCTTTTACATACGTTACCTTGAATGTTTCTTTAATTAAATCTTTCATAATACTTCTTTTAATAAATCTTTGCCAAATACTAATTTAACTTTAGATACTACACTATATAATTTTGCTTCAGAGATTACTGTTTTGTCTGGTTCTTTATAATATATAATATTATTTTCGAAATCAAGTTTATATACTCTCCTTAAGTAGAATTTTCCAGAGATACTAATAACAACTTGATCACCTGGTTCTAAAGAATCAATCTCTAAAACTAACTCTGTTGCTATTATCGTATTCTTATAGAATTCTTCTTGACCCTTCTTATCTCCAATAGGGTGGAAAAATAAATAATCCCTTTTGTCGTTCTTATACTTGATTAATTCTTGATAATATCTTTCTTGGCGAGTAACACATTCTGAAAGTTTATATACCTTCATAGATTGTAGGATGATATCAACTTCGGAAGTTTCATCTATCCAAACATCACGAACAAAAATTAGATCTCTTCTTCGTTTTACTAACCATACATAAAATAATATATACCATATTATTACTGTAATTCCAATAAAACCTAAAAATAGTAATTTGTTATTTTCTATCATAATTTTTTATATTTTTATTATACATTAATAAGGAAAATAGAGTCAAAAATTACTCCATTTCAAAATCCTTAAAGGCCTTATATATGAAGATAAATAGATATCTTACTAGAGAGAATTAATTGATATGTAATAATGTCAGTTAGTTCTCTTTTTTTACTTTGAAGAGACAATAACAATAAAAATATAATGGAAAGAGAATTTAGATGTAGTCATTGTCAAAAAGAGCTTCAGATTCAAGGTAGTCTGAGGAAACGAGCTGATTGGTATATGATAAAATCGGAACTTTGGGATTTAGTTATAGAGAATAATAAAATTCCAAAAGATAAATGGGGACATACCTATTTATGTGTAGATTGTCTTGAACAGTTATTAGGTCGAAAATTATGTTTAGATGACTTATGGGTTAAAGATGGTAGAGAAATTCCAGCTAATTATTGGTTAATCAGGGAAGTTATGGAGACGGATCCTGAACTGGCTAAAACAAGAATAGATAACTTGAAGAAAGAGTTGGAGTATTTATTATTATCTCCATTTAAACCCAAAAAAGCAATTAAAGAAACAAGAGATCTGATTCAAGATTTAGAACAACTACCTCCTTTGTAACAGAAGAGGAGGTTTAGAGACAATTAAATTAACAAAAGTGCAACGTCCGAAGCAATTAGAGGACAGAAAACAATTAAGAAAATGAAAAACTTAAAAGAAATTTGGTCAGGAATTCGTTTAGATGCAGAATTGATCAAACAAAATTACAATGCAGAACTCTTGGGTATAGGAGTTCATGGAATGACTAGATTGGCAGTAAAACTTGAAGATGCTGATCTTGAATTCATACAAGGCTCGCTTAAAGAGCTCTATGTATCAGAGAACGATAAAGATTATACAGTTAGATCTTTCGTTCGATTTACAGAAAAGAATGAAGAAGAAAAATACGGAACTTATTATATGGTGAAAATTGAACACCTTAGAGATAGTGACAACTTTCGGTTTACATTACAAACGGGAGGTCCGGATCCAAATAAAAAGAAAAGACTTGGAGTGGATATGTTTGAATGTACATCAACCGAAATGAAGAATATAAGATCCTGGAAAAGTGTTTTATCAGGGTTTTCTTGTTTAGTATAATTCTTTTTCCATTCTTGGCCGGGGATATAAAGTCTCCGGCTTTTTTAAACCAATCAAAAGAGATTTATTAACAATTTAAAAGAAAGGAATAAAATTATGATTACAATGAACATGAACAGTGATGAGATCTTTAAAGAATTGAAAAGAGATTATCAGACTATACTAGATGTAGTTAATAGAGAAATAGATAAAAATAAACATAAAATATTAAAGATTTATCAACAAACGAAGTCTCCAGTTCCGTTTAAGGAGACGAAGATTATTAATGTATCAAGAAATCAATATCGAGCAATTATTGAAGCATGGCCTAATAAAAGAGAATTTTCAAAAGGGACTACCATTTATACTATCGTAAATAATGGAATAACTGGAAAAAAGAATGCTATATTATTCCCATCACTTGATGTTAATTTGAGGAATATTGTAATATTCGAAGCACATTTTATGAGAAGGTATCGCGAAAGATATCTAAAAATAGATAATATTGACTTTGAAAAGATTGTAGATATTTATCTAAGATCTAATTCTGCAATGATTACAACAATAATTCCTGAAGTTCAAAAAGAGGGAGAATGGAATTTAGAAGGAAAATTGAATGATGGAGTTGCCTTAGGAATTTTTCAGAAAGATACAAAATTTTTCCGTTTTATTACATATGTTAGTAATGAAATGTTAAGGGAAAATCAGATACACTTAACTGATGATTCTCCAACAGGACAAATACTTCAAATGTATCAAAAATTAAAACAGGAGGATAGATTTGCTTGTAGTAATGCTGTTTTATCAGCAGGAGGTTTTAAAGAAGTAAATGTGAATATTTTTAATAGAGGGGATTAATTTCCCTTCTTTTTTCTTAAAATATTATATATGAAATAAAAATATAATTTATTTTTTGTGATAAGTAAATTTTTTTTTATTTTCCGTATATAATTTCCTTAAAGCCTTATATATGTAATAAACTTAAAAAAGAAATTATGGAAGAATATGAAGAATCGTTTAACTTCGGAGAAACAATTGTAGAAGTAGCAAAAGAGAAGCAAAGGACTATGAGTGATGAAGAATATCAAGAGTGGCTTTGTCAGTTAAGTGATGAATTTGCTTTTTTAGATTGAATTTGGAATAGGTTTAGTGGTGATGAAACTACTAAACCTTTAATTTTCTTATATATGTAGTAATAAAAATAAAATTATAAATGTTAACATTAGAAGAAATTTATAATAAGTATTTAACAATGGATCGTATAGAAGACGATCCAATAATAGAAAAATTATTTAACGATTTTTCTCCAAAAAGTGAGGAATTTCTTTCAGCAGAATATATAAATACTGTAATTAATAATCCTTTAATTAATAAACAAGAACTTAAGAAATTATATAAACCGGGAATACCAATTATTCCCATTGATAGGTTTGATTTTTCTATTGTGGATTATCCACCTGTTTTTCTTACACGAGAATTAGAAATTACTGAAGATTTAGGGAAATTAATATTTTCTGAAGTTATCGAAAATAATCCAGATACTTATACTTATAAACAGAAAATTGGTGAGTATGAGTGGGAGTGTACGATAGATCGCTCTATATCTTATTATAAAGTTATCTATAATTGTGAAGTTCGTAATAAATATAAAGAATATTATGATGATTATATGAGAACTCAGAAGATATACATATATTATCTTCCTTCTTTTAATATTTTTAATAATAAGCCAATTGTTAGGGAAGTATATAAGGATCACTATAATAGAGAATTTAAAGATTCTAAAGGAAAACGTATAATACTAAATTGTAGTAATTGTGTAGCGTTTTCAGAGAAGATGCTAGAAGAACAATTTAATGTTTTTAAACGTATTGGAATTAGAAATATGTCAAATAGAATTACAAAAATGGAAAATAATATAAAGTCCATAGAAAAAAGATTAGAGGAGCTTAATAAGAGTAAAGATGAGCTCTTAGAGAAGTTTTTCTACGAAGAGGAAAGGTTGAATGAATTATTTAAATTATAATAAAAGAATATGGAAAAGTACTTAGAATTATCAGATGTTATGTTAGTTCCTGATAATCTTAACCTAGGATGGACTAACTCTGGAAAACTTGATTATTTTGTTTTAGATGATCAGGAAGTTACGGGGGTGCCAAAAAGTTTACCTATTTTTACAAGTCCGATGGAAGCTATTGTTGGAGTTGATAATTGGAAAGTATGGCAAGATTCTGGAATTAAGCCTATCCTCCCTAGAACTGTTGAACTTGGAACTAGACTTGAAGCGTGTGGATTTATCTTCTGTGCGTTTAGTCTTCAGGAGGTAAGAGAAAATTTTATAAATATAGATCAAAGAGGTTCAACTCAACAATTTCATATCTGCATCGACTCTGGAAATGGTCATGATGTAGCTCTTATGGAAATTGGACAAAGATTAAAACAGCTCTACGGAAAACAGGTTATCTTGATGGGTGGAAATATAGCTAACCCTAAGACTTACGAAGTGTATAGTGGCGCCGGATTTGATTATGTACGTGTCGGAATATCATCTGGATCTTTAGTTGATCAAGATAAGTATGGGTTTCATTATCCTATGGCATCTATTCTCGGCGCAATTAATTCACTTCGAAAATCAGGAAAAGGTAGACTTCGGGATGTTAAAGTTATTGCAGATGGTGGTATTACTTGTCACTCGGATATCCTAAAAGCTATTGCCCTTGGTGCTGATTATGTAATGATTGGTCGTGAGTTTGCTAAGATCTTGGAAGCATCTGGAACAATTTATAAAAGAACAGTAAAGTCAGATCAGGATATTATCGAAGAAGTTCAGGAGTTAGGAGGTTTAGTTAATATGTCTCCTATCGAATTATCTGAGTTAGATTTAGTTAGACAATACTTCGGAAATACTACCCCTGAGATGCAAGCACTTCGAGCAGGTTATTCAGATGTAAATTCTTGGAGATCGTCAGGAGAAAAGCCCAGAGTAAAAGTATCAGATTCGGAATGGACTTGGGTAGAGATTGGAACTACTTTAAAGGATTGGATACAGGGTCTAAAGGAGTGTATTAATTATGGATTTATGATGTCAAACGCTAAGTCTTGGAAGGAATTTAGAGATAATACTTTAGTTATTAGAGTAAGATGAGTTCAGGTGAAGAGAAAATAGATAAAGATGTATGGGGAGAATATTTGAAATTAGGTTCTCCAGTTCCGATAGTAGCTATTCGAATTCTTGAAAAATATTCGTTAGTAAGTTATAATTGGAATGATTTTTATACTGATCTTAAAGAACAAATTATTTGGATGAATAATAAATACTTTCAAGATAATCTCCTTAATCCTCTAAGATAATTTACAAAGAAGCACAACTTATAAAAACTATTAAAGAATCAGTTGAGTTTTATTTCTTTAAAGGACGTAGAATTTATACTGCATCTGAATTAAATATTATCGAATTGATATCTCATTGTGGAAGTAGAGGTATTATGTCTGGAGATATGTGGGAATTTTACAGAAAGGAGTGTATGCCTGTTAAGTTTGATGACCTAACTCACTTTGTTAAATGAAGACATATCTTTTTGTAAAAGAAATATCTGATTTTGATAAATTAGGAAATCCTATATTTTTCAGAGAATTTATGACAATTATTGCATCCTCCGAGAATGAAGCTTGGGAAAAATTTGAAGAACAACTAAGACCTAGATCTCCGAAAAGAAAGAATTATGAACAAGAATTCAAAAGATGGAAAATAACAGAGGAAGATATATTTTAATATTAAAATTGGATATACTTATTTTTACGAGTGAAATGAGCGATTGGTTTCCAATAACACTTAATAATTCTGGAGAGATTACAGATGAAAAACTTAAGGAGATTAAAGAATTTTTTCTATGTAGATGGAAATATAAATATCCACCTATTTTAAAACAAAAAGATTTTATCAAAGAACTTAGGAATACTATATCTGAATCTCGAGTGTTTTATGTTCCTTGGGGAGTTACAGCAGAAATAGTTATATCTAATTGGATTGATTATTTTTATCATAATAAACCAATTTCTCCTGAGATTGAAAAGATTTTTATTAACTCAAAACCTATAGAAAATTTATGGCAACTTTTTTGATAGACTTCGATGGCACTTGTGTTCCTAATCTTCCTGAACCCGGTTTTTCAGAGGTTGATACAGGAGCTGAAAGGGTTTTAAAAAGGATAGTTTCTGCTGGACATAGATTGATTCTTTGGACTTGTCGGAATAATTCTAGAAATAATCCATATAATTATATTGGAGGAAAATTTAGAACTGAAACATCATTAGAAGAAGCTGAGAGATGGTTTCGAGAAAGAGAAATTCCACTGTATTGTGTAAATGATAATCCAGAGGAAGAAGGTGTAATAGGATATGCAAGAAAAGTTTTAGGAGATTTCTTGATAGATGATACAGCTCTTGGAATACCTCTTAGATGGGGTGAAGCCGAGTATGTAAATTTCGATACTGGAGAAATAAAAACTATATATACCTCTTGTGTTGATTGGGAGGCTATTGAAACAATTTTAGAAAGAATGGGAATGTTATAGGAGTTATGGAAGTTTATAAAGTAGAAATAGAGGCGCCGGATATTGATTTTTGTTGGTATTTTATATTTGCTAAATCTAAGGAATCAGCTATTAAAATTTATGAAGAATATTCAAAATTTATTATATTACCGGCGCAAGGTACTGATATTCTAAAACTTGGGGAATATAGAGCCTTCCTAAAGAAATTTGGAAGGTTAATAAGACTCCCTGGAATAACTTCATCGTCAAAGATAGAAGGAATAAAAGTTGATTTAACTGATAGATCCTTTTCTTGGAAAAAGTCTTAAAACCTTACTTTTGAGATAAACCAATAAAATCCAAGAATCATGGAAAAAGAATTAAAACAAAAACAAGGAATTAATTATGTCAGAGAAGATGGAATCTTAAGAATTGGGGTTAAACTTGTAATATCTCCAGAAATTATCGGTTTTCCTGAAATTGAAAGAGAAAAGGAGTACAAAGTTACTAATGTTGAAAAAGTTATAAAATTGGATTCTCCTAAGCCAATTTATTACATAACTCTTGATGGGTTAGGTGAAAGAGTATATACAGATGGAATTTTTTCAATTGTCCCAACAAATTTCAATGTTTATAGATGGAAAGGATATTACATCTTAGCACTCTCTGAAGAACAAGCTCAAAGAATCTGGAATACGTGGATAGATAATTTAGAGATTGTAGCAGCTGATGGAAGACCTAAGATGTATAAGTTTGTAAATAACTTACAAAATCGAGGAGATCAAGAATTATTTCCTAGAATCATCCGACGATTACATTCAGAATATTCATTTCCTTGTATCGTTGAAGACTTAGAATTCGAAAAAGAGCCTGTTTATGTTTATAAATTTCCAGGTTAAAACCAAAAGAAGACTGTGAGAAATCCGGTCTTCTTCTTTTTGCTCTTTACAGCGATTCAGAATCTTAATTAATGGTAAACATATAGATGTGTTTTGTTTGTTAGTATTAGTTTTTAAAGTTTAATAGAAGTCCCTAGTCTGTGAAGATTGGGGATTTTTCTTTTTCTAGGCTTCAAAATCTTATAATTGAATAAAAACATTTAATTATTATAAATTATGGAAAATAAAACAATTAAAGATTTTAGAAGTTTTTATAAATCTCAGAATCCTTTTAAGATGACTAGTTTTGATGATAAACTTCATAAAATGTCAGAAGCTAGAGGAGGTTATATCAATCCATATATTCTTGAGGAGTCTGAAAGAAATATGTCTCAGCTAGATATTTTTTCTAAGCTTATGAGTAAACGTCAAATTTTCTTTGGTACAGATGTAAATTCAGATAGTGCAAATATAGTAGTTTCTCAATTATTATATCTAGATTCTGTAGAAAATGCAGATATTACTATGTATGTGAATAGTCCTGGGGGTAGTTGTAGTTCTGGTGCGGGAATTATTGATTCTATGGAATTTATTGATTCTGATGTTAGAACAATAAATACTGGATTATGTGCGTCTTATGGTGCTATGATTCTAATGTGTGGAACTAAAGGTAAACGTTCAGCACTTAGAAGATCTAGAACAATGATTCATCAACCACTCATAGGTCAACTATCTGGGCAAACTACAGATATTATTATTGAAGCTAAGGAGATGGAACGTCTAAGAAAAGAACTTTATGAAACTATTGTAGAGCAGACAGGTCAAACCTATGAAACTGTTGCAGATGCTTGTGAGAGAGATAATTGGATGACTGCACAAGAAGCATTAGATTTTGGAATTATTGACGAAGTTATCAGAAAGAAATAGAAATAGTAATCAAGAGAGTTGTTTGGAATTTCCAGGCAGCTCTTTTTATTTTTTATTATGGAAGAGAATAATATAATAAATATCCTATCAGATCCTGAGGTTTCATTGGATCAAAAATTTTATGAATACTGTAAGTTCTATCAAGAGTATATTACAACACCTTTTAATGATTCTCTTGAGCCTGTAGTTTCTGATGCAGTTCAGGAATTTTATCCAGAGTTTCATATTTTTCGAACTGTTTTTGCTTTAACAGGAGGAAAATTTAGTTATGAGATTTCTTTTACTAGACTTAAGGGGATATATAGATATTTTTCAAGTAAGTATTCTTTTGGCGGTAGAGAAATAGAAACACAGGTTAAAACATTCAAACATGATTTTACAAGAAACCTAGAAAAGAGTTTTAAAACTCTTTTGAGTAATCCTTTTATAAGTGATGGGAATGATGCAAGAGTAAATATCTCCGGGTTAGATAGCTTTTATAAAGGAAGTCTACCTTATGGACATAATTACACTACTTTTGAAAATAATGATGAATTTCCTTTACCACCTGAGAGAGATTGGAGGATCAAGGTTTTAGATATTTCGCTGTTTTCTTCCGGCCGTTTTGTAATTACTCCATATTTAACGAATTATATTATACATGATAATGAAGGATAATGAGTTTTTATTAAAAGTCTTATGTTCTGGATTAGATTTAAATAAAAAGTTTAGACAATATTGTAAGGTTCGATGGGAAAATAATACGGCCGAACTTATAACAGCGGATCCTAAGATAATTGAAGAGTTTTATCCTGAATTTTCTGAGCTATATGATTATTTCTTTAGTTTAGGAGAAGTAAAAGAACCGACACATCCAATTAATGAGAAATATCTTAATGTTTCGAGGATGCTATCATTAAAGAAAGACCTAGAAGAATTAGTTATGCCTTTTGGATTTATTTCAGGAAGTTCGATTTCTAAAAAGTTTATAGAGATTGTTAATATATCTAAATTATCTATAATAACTAACTTTTATACTAAAGATTATTTAATAACATCCTTTAGAAAAGCTTGGAAAGAAGTTGGAGTTAATAGGAATGAATTTTGGGAAGGTGATTTATTTTATATGTCAGGTGGTAAAATATGTTTAGTATTAGTAGATCTAGATAATAATAGATATATAGCAGTTAGTAGTAATTATGATTAGTTATATTTCAATTTATACTTCGGATGTAAAAAAAGGATTACAGTTGTATGAAAAATGTTTGAAAGTAAATCCAGAAAAACCACCTTTGTATGGAAAAGACCTAGAAATTTTAATTCCTTGGGCTGATTGGAATAATTATACTAATATTCTTTTTCCAACTCTCGGAGAACTTAGGTCTCTTGAAATTAAAGAGTATTTATGGGAGACAGATCAGAAATTAGAAATTTTATCTTCTAAAGCAATGGAAGGATTATATAAATCTAAGTATTTTGATCTCTTAGGTAATTTTATTGGAGTAAATCAACAGAATGAGTTTTGGTTTTTTGATGGAAATAATAGATTAAGAGATGTTTTTTCTATTCGTTTCAGTGATATTGGTACTGGTATCGTTATGGGTTATTCTTTAATAAATTATTTTGAATTAGGTTACGCTGTAGAAAAAGAAATATTTTATAGAAGATTTATAAATAGTGATCCGAAAAGATTTGAATCCCTTAATAATGTAATTAAAAATATATAAAAAATTATGAACGAACAAGAAATGGACTTTAGAATAAATTGTATTTTAGCTAGAGCTAGAAACATAATTTATTATAGAAGAATTGATAATCGTCCTAGATGTCAATATATTCACACAGTACGAGGACTTAGACAAGATACTAGAACTTTATCTCTAAGTCTTCCTGATACTGAAAAATATAAAGATATTAAGGAATTATTTGGAAGGATAGTAAGAACAATTCCTCCAAAAGTAAAATCGGAAGAGTGTGAGGAGGTTATTATGAAGGTAGCAGAGATCCTTATGACTCCCGAAGAAATTCAGCAACTTCCAGTATTACCAATTTCAGAAGAACAAGTTTTCGATGAGTGAAAGTACTAATATTGAACAACTTAAAACTTTACTCTCGATTTTAAATAATGAGGGTTGGTGTATTCAAACTAAATTCGAAGCTTTTATTGGTTATCCTAGAAAATCTGAGATCTTAGATATTATTGATGATTCACCTTATTCTAGTTTTATAGATATTTTTTATCAGTATGGAGAAGAGTTGTGTAGAAGCATTAATTATGATGTTTTATATGCAGCCTATGATCTTAAGAGAACTTTAGGGTCAAAAGAATATAAGGAGTATGTTAAAACTACACGGAAATGCATTGAAGTTATAGTAACTGACTATAAAATTAGTAATATTGTTGCTTCCGTTAATCCTGTATTAAGAGATCCTCGTGAAAATTTACAAGGTTATTATGGAACTATAAGAATATCTTCAGTTGATAAAATATTCTTAAATGGGATGAAACCTCAACTTGGGATCGGTTTTTCTGATTATATTGATTTCCTTAAAGTAATATTTCGGAAAGATTGGAAGTTTGTAATAGATGGTAATAAAGATAAATTATTCATATATAAAAGAACAGTATGACTAGTAGTAAAAGAAAAAAAGAAAGACGTCATCAAAGATATCTTAGAAACGTTAGAAAAGAAGTAGAGTATAAAAAAGAAGCTTGGGAATCTGGAAAATTAATTGAAGAAAATCATAACCAAGGACCATATTCTGCTGGTTATAGTATTGAACTTGGAGATAGATTGTATAATATTATTCAGTCTTACAAGGAACAAGCTTATCAAAATCCAGAGTGTCCAGGTGGAGATAATGATTTTATGTTGAAGAAATTTAGAATGTATAGAATGAAAATTCGAGATTTCATTTTACATTACAATCCTGACATCCCAAAGACTAATGCATATGAATATTTGAAATCAGCAATAGAAGCTTATTGGGATCGACCAGAAAAACTACTTTTACTATTATGATAACATTAGAAAAATTAATTTTTACAAAAGAATTGATTATCTCAGTATCAATTGAAAAATCAATTGTTTTAGAAGAAAGATATCGATTTTATCCAGAATATACAAAAAAGTTCCTTGGGTTTATCAAATGTCGTCAAAAGAATTATATGAGAGATATGATTTACTCACAAGAATCTAGAAAATATGAAAATATTGAACCGGGACAATCTATAAGACTTCCAAATTCAGTATTTTATTGTGGTGTTAAGGATGGAATAATAGGAGAAGATATGTATTCTGATGGATCTTATAAAGTATATAGACTTCCATATATTATAATTTACTATAAAATCGATATGTATGGGAATAATATAAGAAGAAAAGAATATACATTTAAAACAGAAAAAGAATTAAATGAGTTTCTTAATCTATTATATGAAAAGGGTCTACTTACTGATAAGGATTTATTTTATGATAGAACTTCAAGTAAATTAATAAAAAATGTTAAATTATGATGGAAATAGGAAGATTATTTAACGACTTACCCTCAATTAAAGATTATAGAGTTACAAAGATAGAAATAAATCCAGAATCATTAAAACTTGAAGATCATAAGTTCTACTTTGTTTATGAAGAAAAGTACACAACAGAGAAAAAAGTTTTTGGATTCTTTAAGAAAACAGAAACACATTCTAAGATGCATAATAATGTAGTGGTTACTGGAGGAAGTTCGGACACCGAAATAGTAAAGAATTTTAATTATCTTAAATGTATTCCAGGAAAAACAATTCTTGATCTTTACAGTTATACTAATATTTCAGGAGAATGTTTGATTTCAGAGTCTCAAAATCAGGATGGTTCATATGATTTAGTAAGACTTCCATATGTCAAATTAACTTTTACATATATCGGAGATAAGTCTCAATATTATCATATAACAAATATAGTTTCATTTAGTAACAGTGATGATATAACAAAGCTTTTGAAAGATTTAGTAGATGATAATTTAATATCTGATGAATTATTTCAAGATAAAGAGACTACAGGGTTAATTACAGATGTTTATAAATATATTAAAAATTATATAAGAAATGGTAAATGATGATATTCTTATAAAATTCGCCAGAAAAAGAGGTTTTTCTAAGACTTGGCCAGATCAAGTTAATAAAATGAAGTCCAGAATGACAGAAATGAAACTTGGATTTCCAGGAATAGGAAATGATCATCTTAGTCTTATGGAATATCAAAATCTAAAACCTGGTGAGATATTTATATATGATCCTTATGTAGAATCAGGTGCAATTGGAGATGAAGCTCCTTTGATGTTAAAGATTTTAGATAATGGATTGTGTTATATAGAAGGTATTGGAGTTGGTTTAGATAGTCAAAGAGATCCAGAACGTATAAAGTTTAGATGGAGAGATACAATTCAGCTTCCACCACTTCCACCGGAATTTTTAGTATTTAGAGTAGATCCAAGACCAACTTTAAATGGAGGTCCAGGGTATTACTATTTTTACAAATCTTATCGAGATTTTAGATACTAATGGAAAATAAAAGAATTACTAAGATTTTCGAAAATATATGTAAAGAGCTAGGGAAAGGGTCATTTCAATATTATTCTACAGTTGTTAAGACTCATTATCTACAACTAACTGGAGTAAGAATTCCAACAGTATTCTTAATTCATTCTGATGAGATAGGACCTGATGCTTCTAAAGTACCTATGTATATAATTAGAACTGAACCAGAAGGTGAACTTCCAACTGAAGAACTTATCACTATATCCTATGAAGATATTGAGAATTATATATATCGTTACTTAGCAGCATTATGATAAATCTGAAGAATATAGTTAAAGAAATATCAGATGTTTTTGGAGATCCTTTGTACGTTGCTAATGATTATCCTGATCAAATAACTTTAGTATATTCATCTATGGTTTTATTTGAACTGAAAAGAGAATCTTCAGATATTATCGAATATACTATAATTTATTTAGGTACCGGTGAATATAAAATGAAGAAAATAAAAACAACAACTGAAAAGGTGATCCTAGATTCGATTCTTAATTCAGTTGCTGAAGGACTATAAAAATAATAAGAGAGGTCTTGACTAATTAAAAGTCAAGTTAAATCCTCTCTTATTTTCTTTTTTATCCCATTACAATAGATGTATGAGCTACTTCTTTTTCTTTATACTTTACTGTATTTTCTACAAATGTTTCCAACTCTTTCCGATAAGCATTTTCTGCTTTTAGTATCATTCTTCCTCGTTGAATTCCTTCTGAATAAACTAAACGTTTAGCTTTAGATTCAGCGATACGTCTTCCTTTTGTCTCATCGAATTTATCATCTTTGTGACAACGGGCAACTGTTATAACTTCGAAAGGTTCTAAGAATCTCTCTTCCCCTTCCCATGTAAATCGGAAATTGTTTTGACCAGACTTTCTATCGTCTAATTTTGCAGTCATAACACAAGTTACTGTTCTTCTTTTTTCGCTCACATAAAACTTTGTAGATAAAAATCTTACTTTCATAATTGTTTAATTTTTTTTATTAATACATTTATAAGGAACTCGGGGTTAGTACTTTAAAGTAAACTCTCCATGTCATTTTCCATTTTACAAATTTCCATACTCTAAGTTTCACTCCAAATTTCTTAGCTCTTCTGATATAATGTTGTATTATTTTTCTTTCATCATAGACCCTACATCCATAACGTTCTTTTGCTAAGTTTTTATTACTTATTATTCCTCGTTTATCCCCGAAAGTCATGATTAATCCTCTATTACAAATCTTAATTGCATTATCAAAACATTTCATTGGAGTATTAAATGGATCTAGATCTACAACGTCAAATTCATATTCTTTCTCATATAATACCTTAACAAGATCTTCAGCAGGAAAATGTAATTTAGCTGGATAATCTTTATTTATATCATTTGTTAATACTACTCTTCCTTTTTCATACTTTGTCCAAAATGGCTTACTCCCCGAATAAGCGTCTAAGATAGTCATTACTCTATCTTCTTTTTCAAGATATTTTAAGAATTTATCGTTAAGATTATATTTTTCTTCTTATATGACCCTTATTATAAGTTCCATTTTCTGTTCTAAACTTAACACATCTATTTCTAACGGATGTTTCAGTTCTAGATATAGATTTAGCGATTAATCCATAAGGTATTCCTAGGTCATTAAGTTTCATAATATATGATAACTCAGAGTGGGTGTATTTATCATTTCTTTTCCTCTTCTCAAATAATACTGGAAGTTCTTTGATAGATTTCCCACTAATTTTACCTTCTTTTAGATTTTTTAATACTTCATTTTCGAAAATTTGTTCTAATCTTTCCATTCTTTTAGGTTTTTATTTCAAGTATAAGATTCTCAGGCCAAAAAAAAATAAGCCCGATCTTCGCAGACCAGACTTATTGACTAAAGCAATTTTCATTAACAATAATTTCCATATATAAGGTTTTTAAGGGAAATGTACATAAGAAAGATATAAAACTCTAATAGCCTTAACTATGATCAAAGAAAATTAAAATGAGAATAAAAGATTTAAGATTAAAAAATTTTTTCGCATGTAAAGAAGAAATATCAATAGGATTTTCTCTGACTGGACTTACAGAGTTAATAAGCAGTGATGTTGATTACAAAGTAGATATATCCTTAGATGAATTTCTCAAAGGAATTGGTAAATTTTTACTGAAAAAAGTTAGTAAAGTAGATTTTAGACCATATGATCCTATAGAACCTATTGAGATGTCTATAACTCTTTGTTCTGAAGATTATGATATAGGATATAGTGTTATCTTTACGTTAGATGAGTTTATATCTGAATCCCTTGTTGTAGATCAAAAATTAGCTGTATATGTAGATCAATATGAAATAAGTATAGGAGCAGGATTTAAAGGAACTGGGGAGGATGAAGAAATTTTATTAAATTTATATGAAGTTTATAAATCAACAAAATTTATTACTTCTTTTATTTCTAATTTATCCTATGACTATCCTAATATATCTTATGGAATAGGTAAGTTTTTTGAAAAAGATTTAATAATAGCTGATTCAGGTGAAGGACTTAAATGGGGTATTGATCCATTTATTGAAAAACTCATGAAATATCCTGAATCAGTTCAAGAGAAAGTAAGAAATATTATTCCTGATTTAGGTTTTGGAATAAATAAAATAACTGAAGACTGGAGGATAATAACAGATCATGATCCAACTGGATTATTAAGTATAATTGATCATGGATCAGGATTTAGAATTCTTATGTATATGCTTCCTATAATATTTAGTATTATAGAGGATCCTGAAGAAAGGTGTTTATTTATAACATCAATGTCGGGTCTTCATCCAACTCTTAAAAGGGGTTTGATAGAAAATATTAGATGTGAACTAGGAAATAAAAACTCACAAATATTATATAGATTATGAAATTATTAGAAAAAGGAAACAGAATTACATTGTTTGAAGGTGGTATTGTAGTAGATGAAAATTTATTAAAATATAAAAATCTAGTAAAAGATACAACCGAAAAAGTAACTTTAAGTTCAAAGGAAGACCTTAAGGAATCTGAAGTAAATATAAATTTTAATAGAATAGTAAATACAGATCCTGATTCAATAACTCCAGGACAATTTCTTTTCTTAGAAGGTGAGAAAGAAATAGAAGCTACAGATAAAATTCTAAAAGGTTTATCTAGAGTTAAGGAATTTCTTGGAGACTCAAATGCTAGGAAATTTAATATATCAATTTCAGAAAAGCTATTAAAAATTCTGAAGGAAAATAATTCTTTAATCTCAGGTAGAATTCGGAATCAAATTTTCGTAAATAATAATGATGATTCTGTTAAATATGTTAATACTAATATGAATTCTTCGGGGAATAAGAAAGAGAAGAAAGGTTTCTTAGAAAAATTATTTGGAAAGAGAAAAAAGACAATTACTGAGGATAAGATAGAGGAACCGAAAAAGCTGTATGAAATAAATGTAATAGAATTGTTTGATCAAGTTAAGATATTAGCTGGAAAAGAAAAAGAGTTTAAAGAACGTACTGAAGCTTATATGAGCTTAATTCATAAAGCTACTGTATTAAATCAACAAGCTCAACTCGAAAAATTAATTTCAGAATTAGTTATACATATTTATGAATCAGTTCTAGCAGTTTCTGGAATTAATCATTATATTACAATGTCGGATCTAGTAACTCTTCAGAAAAAATGTGAAAAACAACTTGATATTGATTATATTAAGAATTTCACAAGAGTAATTCCAGATTCAGTTGCTGAAAAGAAAGTACTGGCAGATAATTTACAAGTATTTGATAACTACGTAATTCTGTACTATGATCCTACCGGAAAATCATTCAGTTTAACAGAATATGAAAAAGCTGAAGAGGAGAGAATTAAAAAGGATCCAATTCTATTTGGTGTTATTAAAGATTCGGATAAATTATATTATATTGATTCCTGGATAGATGATCTTTGTGATTTAACATGGGATCAAGTAGTAGAGAAATTAAGTGAAGATAAAACACTATGATTGAAGATAAAGAATCTTTGCAGAAAAGTTATAATATGTTTTTTGATGAACTTCCAGAGGATGTTAAAGAAGTTCTTGGAGAAATGGGTTTATCTGAAAAGACAGCTATGCCAGAACTTTTGAAGTGGCATAAGAGATACTTACGTCTTAGTGCTCTTTACAGTTCTATGAAAGAATCTAAACTGCCCTTAATGAATGGAACTTATATGCTTGTGTCGAAACGATTAGCATTTGTAAGATCCATTTGGGGTATTTATTATGATATCTTGGATGGCATCTCTCATAATGATCCTACTTTGTCAAAAGAGTTATTAAGATTAAAACAAGAAAAGAGAAAAAATGAGTTGTAGATTACTTGAAAAATACTTTGCAGAAAAACATGGAAGTAGTATTGACAAGAGTTTTAGAGGAATACCTATTGGAATGAGTCTATATGATTCATTGAATTTCGTGTATGGATCCCTTAGAATATCTACTTATGACAGTTCTTGTTTAATTATAATTAATGATAGTCGAGTTGATGAAGAAGAGAGATCTTTTATTTGGAGTAGAGTTTCACATAAATCTGTTGGTGAACTTATAACTAGTGGAATTTATGAAGGTGATATTTTAATCCATGAAGATTATCCAAAGTATCTTTTCGAACTTCAATATATTAATGGAGGATGGAAACCTTATGTAATTTATGGAAGTGAAGGAACTCCAGAGTTAGGTGGTTTTCCTGGAGATCTTAGAGAATATGAGGTTCATTCATGGAAATATGAACATCACCTTTGGTATGCAGATTCCTCAATGGGAGTTAAGAAGCCTAGAGAAGATCTTATTTTCTTAGGGTCTATTGAAAAAGATACTGATAATCTTTTTTTAACTCCAGGAGATGATGGAATATTTAGAGACTCTTTAAATATATTTTTTGAATCTGATATGGGTGATTATGGAAAGATAATTATTACAGAAACCATTTTTGCAGAAAACTTTCATACCTGTACTTATCCAGAAAAGACTATTAAAGATGCAATAGAATGGAATCCAGTAGTTGGAGATTTGCTTAGAAAAAGAAAATTAATAAGTTTTTAAAAAAGCCTATGGAATATTTATTTATAACTGTTGTAATACTGTTATTAATAACAGTATTTATACTTGTTAAAGTTAAAAATCGATTGAAAAAAGATAAGCCGAATATATTTTTCGTCTTACCTTCAGTTATGGCTATATTTATTGTATTTTTTGCATTTACTTTAAATAAGCCAGTAGATACAAAACTAGTTGAATACTCAGCTAGGTATATAAAACATTACAGTAGTTGGATAGAAAAAGTAGATGGAAAAGATGTTACTCATGAAGATGTTTATTACCTAGTTTATGATGATTTTGATACTGGTGAAGAAGTAGAGATTGAAATTTCGAAAAATACTTTTATGTATTTTCAAGGATTATGGAAAAACAAGGAAGATATCATACATCCACAGAATAAGAGTTGGCATATGTGTAGATCTAAGTGGAATAGTAATCCTGAAACTGCATTAATATTCTCAAAACCAGTTAATTACTATAACTACATGAATAATATCTTACCGATCTATAAGTTATATGATGTAGATATATCAGAAGCTTTGAAGAAAAGATTATTTATGAGATATAGTATTGGTAGAGTTGTAAATTCAGATAATATTTTAGAACCTAGACAAAATTTCGTATATGGTATCAATATTCCTGATTCTCTAAAAAGAAAAATTGGTTATATATGTTCCCTTGATCCTATGTTCAGACCTATTCTTTTAGTTTGGCAAAATAGCTATAAGAATAAAACAGAACTTCAAAGATCATTCTGGTCTGGAGGAAAAGAAAATGAAGCAATATTTTGTATAGGTATTGATGAAAATGATACTATAACTTGGTCTGGATCTTTTAGTTGGGATAGAGATAAGAAGTTTGAAAAATATATTTTGGAAAAATCTCTTAAGCCTGGAACAAAGTTAAACATAGAAAATTATTCAGATTGTTTACTTAGTGGATATCAAAAAGATTATTGGAATCATATTGAATTGGATTCTTATAATTTCATTCAAATACCTTTTATAAATTTAATTACTATAATTATATCTGGATTTATAGTAATTCTTAATCTAGCAACTATAGTAAGAGTGTATAGAAAAGCCGAACAATAATAATTATTTACTACCTTGGAGAAAATAAATCTTCCAGGGTAGTTTATTTTCCTTATATGTGATTAAAACAATAAACGATTATGAAGAAAAATGATTATGAAAAAGCAGTTGAATTATTAAAAGAAATAGTTCAAGATTGTAAATTCAAGGAAAAAATCTATCTAGTTGGTGGATGTGTCAGAGATTTAGTTCTAGGAAAAACTCCAAAGGATATAGACCTGTGTATTGATTATCCAGAGGGAACAGATCTCTTTATAGATTTTCTAAAAACAAAGCCTGAATGTTCTGGTTTTGTTACTTATAATAGATTTAAAACGGGAAAATTTTCATTAGACATAGGAACCAATGAAAAGATAGATATAGAATGTGTTGTGCCTAGAATTGAAACTTATAATCAGGGACCAAGAAGACCAGATACAGTACAGCAAACTAATATCACTGAAGATGCTTTTAGACGTGATTTTTGTTGTAACGCATTGTATAAAAATTTATTAACTGGAGAAGTATTAGATCCAACAGGGAAAGGTTTAGATGATTGTAAGAATAGAATCTTAAGAACGCCTCTTGATCCTGAACAGACTTTTAAAGATGATCCTCTTAGAATGTTAAGAGCAATCAGATTTGCCTGTACTAAAATGTTTACTATTTCTGAGGAAACATACTCTAAGATTGATAATATTCCAGAATATTCAGCTCTTAGTATGGAAAGGATTAGAGATGAATTTACTAAGATTCTAATGTCAAAGAATGCAGTACGGGGAATTATAGAATTAATTGGAAAATGTCTTATGTGGAGAATTTCTAAGATTTTTCAATTAAATATCGGTTTCGTACAGAATAATAAGTATCATGATAAAACTTGGGGCGAACATTCTCTTGCTGTATTGGGTCATGTAATTCAAGGCGGAGCAAATCTTGAACTTAGGTTAGCAGCCCTCTTTCATGATGTTTCTAAACCAATATGTTATCAAGTAAAAGAAGATGGATCATTTTCATTTCATGGACATGATAAAGAGTCAGCAAAAGAAACAAGAAAAATCCTAACTAATCTTAAATATCCGGGGGAAGTAATTGATAAAGTCGTTTTCTTAGTTGAAAATCATATGTGTATTAAACAGCTATATGACTATTCTCGGGGATTATATACAGGAAAACCAAAGAAAACTCGTCAACTTATCAGACTTCTTGGAGATAACTTGACGGATGAAATGAAGTTAATTGAAGCTGATAATATGAACCATAAACCTTGTTGGAATATGCCAGGTCAAACTGAATCATTTCTCTCCGAAGTTGAAAGAATAAAAAATCTTCAACCTACTGCAAATTTCACAGTTCCAGTTACAGGAGAGTGTATAATGACAGAATTTAGATTAGCTCCTGGAAAAATAGTTGGAGAGATAAAACAAATTCTTCAAGATTATTTCGATGAAGATCCGGGACTATCAACACCGGCTGATTTATTAGAAAAATATAAAGAGGAGTTTAGCGGCGGAAGTTTATGGTTTGTTAAAGAAGGAGATAAGTATTTATGTTTTTCTAAGGAACCAAAGAAAAATGAATATGGATACTGGAACACCCCAGAGTATGAAAAACTTGAGATAGATCCTTCTGAGGTAGTTATAACAGATATATCCGCCGCTTCTGATCACTTTATATATGTTCCGGCCGTATTTTGTCCCAGAGTATGGAGAAAGAAAGCCAGACAATTAAAGGCTCGAGAAATTATGAAGGAGGTAATAAATAAAGTATTCGAACTACCTCAAGAATTCAGAGAGGATTTTAAAAATTTAGAATTGAGATTAGATAATGCCCCAGATGTATATGCTAGGGTGAAGTGGAACGATAATACTATAGAAGAATGGATGTAAAAGTTTATCAATGTGTTATACAAAATGTATTCACAGTATATTATACAGTACTTACAGAATCAAATTCTACAGAAAAAATTACAATACCTTATGTAGATTATGGTAGATTCGAAGTGTTTGCAGAACCTGGATTTAGTTTTGAAATTGTACAGGACGAAGTAAAATTAAAACCATACTTAGAAAAATTCGAAAAAGAAAGACCAATACAATTAATGGATTTCTCTAAAGTAGGATTAGTTTTAGCATCCTCAATTGACCGTCCAAAAATTTCAAATCTTAATTCTATGTCAAAAAGACTTTATAAAGATCCAATGATACAACTTTCATTTATAATGGAAGTAGAATCGTTGAATAAACAACCAGGAACCCGATTAATCAGGGAGTACGAATTAAACTCATTTACTAGAAAGGATATTCTAACTTCTGTGGTTCCTATCCCTGAAAAGAAATTTAAAACTGTAACAGGATTTCTAAAAACTATAATCTTTCGAAATTATCTTATAGATACTGGAAAAATTACTGGAGAACCAAAAATAAATTTAAAATGGGGAAAGTAAGTATGTTATTAAGTTATATAAATTTTAAAGGAGCAAAATACACTTACTTAGAAATTTCTTCTTCAAATAAAGAAGATTTATTATATACTTTTCCATTTTTACACTCAAGATATATTTTATCTAGGAATAATTATAAAAATCTTTTTGATAAAACTTATGTGTTAAAATTTTTTGAAGGAATTCAATTAGAAAAGGATGTACGTCTAGCTTCTTTATCTGAGGTATTTTTATATTTTGTTACAGAAGGGTATATCTGTAAAAAACTCTCTAATAGAAAAATAATAAATATACTAAATCGAGAGAAAAAATTAATCTATATAGATTCAAGATTAAATATTGCAGATAGAAATAATAGCATTTGTTGTAGGAAAGAATATTTACCTGAAGTTTCTTTATTTGAACTATTGAAAAATCTAAAGATAGTAGATAGAGAATTTTGTTGTAAATCACCTGAATTTGTTATAAATCTTCTTTATCGAAACTATCTAATTGACAAAGGAATTATTAATGAACCAAGAATAATTTAACATGAAACCAGAAGAATTAGTAAAGAAAACAAAATTAGACCGAATTACTGGAACTAGATCTGTAACGCGTACAGATGGGTATATGTTTGTAGAACTTTCAGAAGGAGATAAAAAAGACTTAGAAACTATTGATAATCTAACAGGGAAAACACTTTATATAGTAGAACATGGTGCATCTCAAGTTATGGATCTCTTTGAAGAAGGAAACTCTCAAGTAGTCATAGATGATTCTACTGGAAAAACAGGTTTAGCTGTAGATGCTATTGATATTTCTGGAGATTTTATGTTATATCAAGTAAAAGATACAAATAAACCAGATACTTTTAGATGGTGGAATACTAAGGTTTATATAGATGCCAAACGAGTCGATCTTCCATTTCTTAAGACACCGACCTTAGGAAAAGAATCAAGGATTTATATAGTTGTAACTGAAGATTATGAGATTTATAAGTTTCCGAAGTTAATGTATCCAAATCCTATAAAAGATTTCTTTAAATGGTTGAAAAAGAAAAAGAAAATTTCGATAAAAGTAAAATCAATATATGATTGAAATGAATCCTTTGAGAATTGTTCGGGGTGGGTCCCAAAAAGAAATATTAAAGGAGAAGGAGAAATTCTTGAGTACATAAAAGAACTTGAAGGTGATACTAGTTGGAGGAGTTGGTGTAGTAATTGGGCTAACAAATTTAAAAACATAAAAGATATAACTATTACTCAAGAAGATATTAATGATTATATCTCTGAAGCAAAAAATAGATATAAAATTTACCGATGATTTCCTTAATAATGTGATGATAAACATAATAAAAATTAAACAAATAGAAAAATGAAAGATTCATCAAAATTTGAATTATCTCAAGAATTAAAAAAGTTTTTCGAGAAAGCTCATGAAGAAGTAGTTTCGTTTATGGGAAAAGAAATATCGCTAGATCATATAGTTTCTCAGATAGTTATAACTTATCTAGATAATGAAGGTGATATTCCAGAACTAAGAGATTACCTAAAAGATCTGTTTATCGGAAAACCTAGTACAGAAGAAGATCTTAGAGAGTTTGTAATGGATGTAATGGCCGAAATTAGAGAAGACAATAAATTCACAGCGCCTTCTGAATTGTATACTGGCGCTGATTCGATTGTCTTGTCTCCGGCCGTTAATTATATCTTGGATAAACTGACAGATATAAATTTAAAATCTGAGATGACTGATGATATTGATACACTAGCTTTCCTTATGTGTTCACTCCAAGAAGCAGAGTTCAGTAAGATTGCTAAGTATCTTGTAAATGAATTAGACGCCGATGCAAGAGACCTCACGAGTTTATTTTGGAAGATAAATGACTTCGATACGAAACTTGGAATAAAAGACCAAGAAGATAATTGTGAGGAAAATAACGGCGGCGAACTTAAAGAAAAAACTCTCGATTATAACCAAGGCGACGAAGACTCTGAAAAACGTCGCGAAGAGGAAGATCGAGAATTTGAAATGGCTGGACAAGGAAGTAATGAGCCTCTAGTTTCAGGTGATCCTAATTCAACTACACCATTCTTAGATCAATACTCAACCAATTTATCTAAACAATGTAGATCTGGACAATTTGATCCAGTTATTGGAAGAGAAAAAGAAATCTCACAAGTTATTGAAATATTATCTTGTAGAAAAAAAAGTAACTGTGTATTACTTGGATCCCCTGGAATTGGTAAAACGAGTGTAGTTGTGGGATTAACACAAGCAATAGAATCTGGAAATGTACCACGCGAATTAAAAGGAAAAGAAGTTCGTACCTTAGATATCATGGGAATGGTCAGTGGATCTACCTTTAGAGGAGATTTTGAAAAGAAGCTTCTTGAGTCTCTAAGAGAGCTTGTAGAACATCCAGAAATAATCGTATTTATAGATGAAATGCATCAAATTTTTGGGGCTGGATCCAATACGCCCGGATCAGGCGATGCAAGTAGTTTACTTAAACCTTATTTAAGCGGAACTGCAGGAAAAATAACAGTTATAGCAGCAACGACCGATGATGAATATCGAAAATTCATAGAAAAAGATGGAGCTCTTAAAAGAAGATTTCAAGAGGTTCAAGTAGAGGAACCTACTCTAGAAGAGACGAAAATTATCTTGGAAAAAACGGCTCCTAAATATGAAGAGTATCATAGAGTTAAATATACTCCGGAAGCCATAGAAGCTTGTGTTAATTGGAGTAATTTATATATTAATGATAGAAATCATCCAGACAAAGATATTGATATTATTGATATAGCGGGATCTCTTACTAAGCTTAAGAAAGATATAGATACTAGTTCTATTGATAATCTTGAAAAAGCAATTGATAATATTGTTAAAGAAAAAATTGAGTTAGTAGAAAAGCAAGATTTTGATGAAGCTCAAAAGAGAAGAGATACCGAATTATTATTGAAAGAAGAGCTTAAAAAGGAAAAATCTAAGATTGATCAAGAACTTAATGATCCTTCTGGTTGGTCTAAAGTAACTGTAGATGAAATAGCTTCGGTAATTTCTAAAATGTCAAAAATTCCTATTGATAAGATTCGTAGTACTTCTCGAGAAAAACTTAGAGAAATGAGAAAAACAATGGAAGCGAAGGTAATAGGACAGAATGAAGCAGTTGAAAAGTTATCTATAGCACTTAATCGTCAGTTCCTTGGATTGAAAGATAAAAATAAACCAGTATCTTTCTTATTTACAGGATCAACTGGAACTGGAAAAAGTTATTTAACAAAAATATTAAATGAATCACTATTTTCAAATCCTAAGAACTTAATTAGAGTTGATTGTAGCTTATTTACTCAAGAAACTAGTGCAAATTCTTTAATAGGAGCACAAAGTGGATACGTAGGATATGGAGATAAAACAGTATTTCATGATGTTAGGAAAAGACCATTTAGTGTGATTCTTTTTGATGAAATTGAAAAGATGCATGAAAATGTAATTAATACTGTATTTCTCCCTATTTTAGATGAAGGTCAGATTACTTTATCGGACGGAAGCTTAGTATCATTTAAGAACTCGATTGTGATTTTTACATCGAATATTGGAACACGAGAGATTAGCAACAAGACAAATCTTGGATTTTCTAAAGTATCTGGAATAGAAAGTGATAAAGAAGATGAAAGCATTGTTATGAAAGCTATTAAGAAGAAATTCAGACCAGAACTTATAAATCGATTAAGTGATATTATATTTTTCAGATCACTTGATAAAAATAATCTTTATAAAATATTTGATCTTGAATTAGAAAAACTTAAAGATAGACTTTCAGAGAATGAATATACTTTAGAGGTTTCTAATAAGATGAAAGAATATGTAGTGTCTCAATGTGATCTTGCTTATGGAGCTAGAGATCTTCAAAGAGAGATTGTGAAGAATATAGAAAATCCAATCTCTAATGAACTTGTATATTCTGATTCTATTGGAAAAAATATTGTAGTAGATATTGATGAAAGTAATAAATCAATTGTAAAATTTAATACAACAATAGAGTTTGATATCAAGAAAGAAGAAAAAGGTAATATCTTGAGATAATAAATAAAATAATAAGACTTAGGTGTGAAATCCTAAGTCTTTATTTTGCTTTCCTGAAAATCCAAAAACCTACTAATCTATGAAAGAACATTAGAAAAATTTATAAATAAAATTATAAATCGATCTAGTGTTCTTTTGTTTTCTAACATTTTAGGTTTATTAGGGAAAAGTAGGAATAGTAGAGATCCGGAAACTTTATTATCTTCGAAATTCCCTTCTTGTAAAATCTAAAATGTAAATAATAATTAAACTATTAAAAAATGTTAGACGACCTATTAGACACAGAAAACAGAGCTATAGAATCCTCTGTATCACAGGATAAGGTGAATAATAGTAACCTAATAGGAAGATGGAGACTGTTACTTATGTATTTTCTGAAGATAAGAAAACTCTATTAGGTGCTTACTTTAATGATTTAAATAAAATGAGTGAAAGATTTAAATTTAGTAAAACGTCTATTCAGAGTCATATAAAATCAGGAAAACCTCTTAAAACGGGAGAATATATTTTAAAAGGACCAGAAGCAGTTAAGTTAGTTCTTAGTCTAGAACATGGTACTGCAGGAGATTACAAACCAGAAGACAATAAAAATAACACAGAATCCGCTTAAAAATCTTATATATGAAAAATAAATAAGAAAACTATGAAAAAGATATTAGGATTTATCGCAATTATTCTCGGTTTAATAGGATGTTTAGTAGCCTGGATGAAGGAGAATAAAAGAAATTGCTACAAAGAGGCGGGTTTAATTGATAATGAAGAAGTTATTAATGATGACTTTCCTCCTGTAAATGAATAGAAAAATAATAAGAACTTAGAGTAAAATCTAGGTTCTTTTTTTTTATTTGTATCAGAGAAGAAAAAATAAAACTACAGGATTTCTCTTGTAGTTTAGAATTATTTATATTTTTTAAATTACGTGGCGGTGATCGTTACAGTAAATCGCATAGTTTACAAATCTATAATTTAGTAGTAACTAATAACATGAGCCGCCACGTATTTAAATTTAAAGTTCGGAGATCAATGCAGTATTAATCTTGCATTCCATATAATAATTAGTAGTAACTAACATTGTAAGCCGAACTCGTTCTTTATTTAAAAATATAAAATCATCTTTTTCTTTAAAATTCTTTTTCATACATTAATAAGAATTTCGGGGTTTCTGAGATTCCCTTTTTTTTACATAGAAAATAAAAGTAGTAAGCTTTGATGTCTTACTACTTTATCTTTTTTATTGTCTTTTAGATTCGTTCTCTATATGATTAAATGTATATTTATATCTTCTTTTGAACGTATCCCAAGGAGTATGATCACGATAGGCATAACCTCCCCAATTATTCTGAAAATCTAGGTCTGCGCTATGTATTGCTTCCCATACTTTTCTTGGATTAAATCTAAAATTATAAATAAACACTAAAAACACGATTGGTACTACAATTACCATCTCAAGAAGAATTCCTATAATAACTAGAATTCCCCAAATTAACTTGTGTAATCTTAGTAGTTTAATCATCGTCGTCCTTTCTTTTTGATTTTCTTTTAATAGACTTACCGCTAAGAATTTCTAACATATCTTCATAGTTAGGAATTCTATAATTAATAAGAGCTATCGTTTTTCTTCCTTCTTTCAATAATTTTTCGAGAAGGGCGAGTTCTTCTGATTTGTGTTTATTTTTCTTATCTTCTGATGTAGGATGTTCTTTTCCATAACACTTAACTAACTCTGCATCATAAGATTTTTTCCGTTCTTCCATGACTTTTTCCATTTCACTAGAAGATTTCAAGCAATTTTCATATTCTTCTTGAACTTCTTGCAGTAATTTGGCTCTCTTCATTGAAAGTTCCTCATATAATTTCTTTTGTGAGGGTAATTTTTCATTGAGCTCACATAATATCTCTTTCTGAGATTTTAATACTGTTCCCCTAGATTCTTCACTAGAAAATGTTGCTTGATGTGACTCAATTCTTGATATACTATTTTCCAAAGATTTAATTTCTTTTTCTTTGGAATTGATAGATTTTTTCAGGTAATCACAGATTAGAGTTAGATGTCTACAGTCGATATAACCTTTTTTATTCTTTACGATTACTTTGAGTGTAGTTCTATTTATAGCGATATATCCATTCTCTAATCCAAAATCAAATATGTTGGAGTGCTTTTTCTTACTTTCCATTAGCGTTATTTCATGTTCTCCGCTATTTACAAACCCCATATAAACACCATCTCCTAATGATGTATAATTCTTAGATTCCCACTTTCCAATTACATTCAGTGAGTCATCTATTACCAATTTTCCACCAGAGAATTTAAACTCCTCTGTCTCTTCGTCATCAATATCGATAATATCTACAATATTATCCTTGATTTTTTCTTTCTTAGTTATTAATTTGTTAACTTCTAATGTTTCTTTTTCTTCTGATTTTTCTTTCTTCATAATTTTTTATTTTTAATTTGTTATAGTTTCAAACGGTTGGTACAATCGGTCCATCTTTTAGTAGAGTCCATCCATATCCATCTATTACTGTTATTGTTTTTGGAATATTTTCTTGAACGATACCTTTTAAGAATGTGAAGTTATAGACCTTTCCTAAATACTCTATCATTCCAACATGTCCACCGAATTTTCCTTGATATACACCATCAGGAACTTCAGGAAATGAATTTGTTGATCTAGTTTGCCCAGTTACATCATATTCTTTTCTGATTTTATGAGCGGCCGGAAGTTCTAGATAATGAGTCGGCCGGAAACATTCTTGACATCCTTCACATAAACAAGTCATCCAACCTCTCTTTTTATAATTATAGTATCCAATAACATATCTGTCAAGTTCTCCATTAACGGCCGGAACAAAACAAACACATATCTTAGAATGGCCGCCTTTATATTCTTTTGGTAATCCATCTACAGCGATTTTCTTGAATAACTCGACCATCCATACTTCATAATCTTCCTTATTTCTTTCATCCGACACCCCAGCATCATAACCCTCAAAATAAGAAATATCAGATAGTATTTTTGCATCTTCATAAACTACCAGATCTCTAACTTTCGGATCATGACCTTCTTCTAATAAGTCATTTATACTATTCAGGTGTTTTCCTAAATATTTATCTCCTTCTTTACTTTTCATCCTTAAACTCTTTTATAGTTTCTTCAAGTATAATCTTTATAGTATCTTTTGTAGACCCATTTTGAAATTTCGCTAATATACTTTCCTTAAGCAGATCTATTACTTCATTTTCAGCCTCTTCTACTGCTCTAACTGCATTACTATAATCAATTATAGATTCATCTACTTCACAATAACACGGTTCATAGCTTAATGTAGATAAAATTTCAAACGCTCTATTACTTTTCATAACTTCTTATTTATTATATCATATATAAGGTTTTTAGTCTTTATTCCACAATTTAGCACTTAAAGATAGAGCAATACAATATAACCCAACACTTCCAAGAATTAATGTTTTATATGAACTCTCTGGAATACCTACTAAAAGATTAGCAAACTGATTTCCAGAAAGACCAGCAAAAGCCCAAGCACTAAGTATTAATCCATGAATCTCAGATACGTCTTTCATTCCATACCTATCAGCTAGAACAGAAGGCATTATTGAAAACATTGCCCCATACCCAGCATTACATAAAAGTACAGCTACTGGAATAAAACCTGGAGCCATAAAAGCTGTAATTCCCGAAAGAACAGAGAATGTTAAGATTATTCCAAAAAGTTTTCCACGATTTTTAAAATAATCAGACCACCAAGCAACTCCAAAACGACCTAGAGAATTAAAAATAGCTGAAAATACTAATCCTAGAACTATTCCAATTCCAGCTGTTTCATAGTAATATTTCTCATAACTTATAATTGCTAATCCAGAAGAGATATTTAAATAAAAAATCAACCATATAGTAGTAATTGCTGGTAGATTTAGGAGTTGTTTTTTCCTATCAAACCATTCCTTAAGTGATTTAAATTTGGGTCTTGATGTATTCTCTATTTTTCCTTCTTCTATTGGTTTTTTAAGAAGTATTGCAGCAAGTAACATAATCAAAGTATACCAAACCCCAAAAGAGAAGAAAGTACAGTATATTCCACATCTTTCTATACTCCAATTAAGAAGAGGTGTTGCTATTACTTTCGCTAATCCAAATCCCATAATAGCAAGTCCAGTAGCAAGACCTTTATTATTCTTGAACCACATCATCAGGGTTTTTACTGGGGTGATATATCCAATTCCAACTCCAGTACCCATAATTGCTCCGTAACTAAGGTAAAGAAGTGGAATAGAGTTTATATAACATGCTACTCCAGATAAGATCATTCCAGAACCAAAGAGGATAGAACTTATAGTTGCAGCTTTCTTTACATTCTTTTCTACTAAGGGACCGAAAAAAGCTGCAGAAATCCCTAAGAAAAATATGGCTAAGGAAAATGCCCAAGTACAATTACCAGTAATAGATTCTTTTATATAATCATACAATAAGGACCAACAATAAACAGTTCCTATACAGCCATGAATTAGTAGAGCAGGTATAGCTCCATGTAACCATTTTTTACTCATAATTCTTTGATAAAAAATACTAAGAGGTTTCCCTCCTAGTATTATTCTGTTTTTAATTACTTTTTCCTTCTATATTTATATAGTTTACACTCAGATGTACATTCCATAATACACTGACTTCCACAAAAAGTATCAAGATCTGATACACTATTAGTTGAGTAATCGAGATTATTCTCTTCTACCTTTAATGGTGTTAGATAGCCTCGTTTAATATACCTAACTCTAAAATTAGAACGTCTTTCATTCTCTAAACCTCCAATTACTCGAGTCACTACTAACATTGTAGTATTTTTATCACTTACTTTAGCGTTGTGTGATAATTTAACAAAACTATCCGTATTAATATCTCCATACATATTAATTGGTCCAATTACAAAACCAATTTCATTATCTCTAGTATCAAGAACTAAGCTTCCTGGTTTAAAATCAGAATATTCGTCTGATAAAATCCTATCTCTAGCTTGAATACATTGATTGATATAATGAATAGCTTCATCAACATCATCTAAACCTAAACTAGTTTTTATATCTTTAAGTATTTCTTCCGTCATGACATTACTATTTTTTACCACCAAACAATAATGTAACTAAAGAAACTACATCTTCAGTTTCTTTCATAATCTCCCATGATTCTTGAACTTTTCTAATCACATCTTTAAGTACTTCTTTTGTTGTTTTAACTCCAGAATAATAAGATGTAATTAGGAGAGGAATTTTTCGATCTAAGCTTGATACTTCTGAAATATCTGTTTGATTTTGGATAATTGCTGGGAGGATATATTCTTGAACAAAATCTACTGAATACTTGGGAAATTTTTTTGATAATCTCCAAGATATTAAGATAAATTCAATTATATCATCATAAGTTTTAACATACCCTTCAAGATACCCAAGAGTTTTTCCTGTATTTACGGCAACTGAATATATATTATCAGGCCATAAAGACTTTTCCTTATTAAGACTCTCCTTAACAGTTTTTATCGCTTCTTCTATATCAGTTACAGGATTTACTGACTTTTTGTAATTATCTTTTGTTTCCTGTACGATTTCATCATCCTCTGATTTATCTTCCTCAATAAAATCCCATTCCAAAACTTCAGGAGACCCACAAAGAACTTGATAATTTTTCTTTGTATCTTCAATATCAATACTAAGAGTTAATGTAGTATTCTCTTCGAAGTCTTTACTCATCTCTAAAGAACTTAATACTTTTCCTAAGTCTTTACTTTTTACTGTTAATGTTACTGTACGATGCATGGTAAAAAATTTTTAATGTTATTTTCCATATAAACTATTTCTTTTTCACATGATGGATCTAGATTAACTACTCCATCATATTTAAGGAAATCAACGCCATATGGATACTTACAATGAGCATGAACCGACCATCTTCCTGTAGGTTTCCATATAGTTTTTGAGAAACATTTATCATAAATATCCATATCTCGATTTCCATAGATAACATTTCCTATAAATTTAGGACTAAGTTGTTCAAGATATTTAATTCCAGCATGTGTACAATAAAAAACAGTATCGTCTTTTTTAATAATTATATGGGTTCTTAAGATATCATTTAATCTCTTCAACCATGTCAATGCTTCTCCTGGAGTTAAAGATCTAAATTCGTCAGCTGTTGTTGTTAAAAAGTCTGTTGGAAGTGAATTATAAAGCATTTCAGCAATAATAGCCCTACTTCCTCCTGAGTTACTACTTGCAGCCCATCTCCAGAATAAAAATTTTCTAAGTCTACGTTCATGATTTCCCTCTAAGAATATATTATAGTATGATGCATTCTTAAAAATCATTTCTATAAGTTTTCTAGATCCACCTTCTTCTGGACCATCAATATAATCTCCCAAATGTACTCTTATTGTTCCAGAAGGGAGATTAATTTTTTGATAGAGAGAATAATTGGAATGAAGATCAGAGAAAAAATACATCGTCTCTTTTCTTGGAATATCTAGAATTACTTCTTTCTTCTTCCAGTAATCCATAACATCAGAGTATCCTCCAATTTTCTTTGTATATCCAAGCTGAAGATTTAAAAATGTAATAACTTCTGCCTCTAATTCTTCTTTCGTCTTCTTTTTAAATCCTACTGGACTATATTTTTCTGGATTTGATGTATAGTCGTGAGGGATATTAAAGATTTTATAGAAACAAGTATAACCATAAATCATACCCATATCTTCTAAAATCTTCGTTTTCTCCTGATCATAATCGATAACAACTAGACATCCAGATTCGAGTTTATTATTAATTGCTTCAAACCATGACTTAAAGATGAGATTAATATTCGTTCTCCCCAAGATATCAGTTGTTTTATCTCGATCTAACTCAGGCATACTATATAATCTCTTGAAAATAGAATAATCTAGAAAGAAATTTTCTAGACCTTGAGATTTAACCCATTCAAGCTTTTCATTTTTTGCTAATCCCTTTAAAATAATAAGTGTTTTCATTTTCTTTATTCTGGTAATGTATTATTTCCTACTTCTTGAAATTTAGGGATAAAACTAAACATAAGACTGAGAATTTGATTTACAGTTCCCATTTTACTACCAACCAATGGAACTGAACTAGCATCACAAGCCATTCTAACTAAAGAATAGTATTTATAATTCTCTGGACATCTTACAATAAGTTTAGATGAATTATTTAAATACCCCAACTGGTAAAGAGGGATAGGACTCTGAGATCTCCCCAAGAAGTTTATAAAGATGCAGTCTGCAGCATTCATTGCCATTCTTTCCCACTGAAACTTATTAGCCATTTCTTGATTAAAAATATTAGCTTCTTTGTTTTGTGGGGAATACCAGTTATTAAGAATTACATAATTATATTTTGTAAATAAATTCATTAATCCTTTTTGTGGGTCTACTGCATTAGCTAGTCCAGCTACGAATTTGGACTGCCAATTCATCTCACCTGTAGGACCTAGATCAATACTACCTAATAATAATATTTTTAGTGCATCTTCGGTACCTGGAGGAATCTGATCTCCTACATTCAGTACCATTACATTATTACTAATTTGTTCCATATATTATAATAAATAAAAAGTTCCTCTGATATAAAAACCTGGAGGAAACACTATAAAGTTAATAATCATTTAAATCCATTCGCAATAACTCAACTGCGGATCTAACCATCTTCTAAGTTCATCCATCTTTCCAGAATTAATTAGAAGAGCTACATCTGCATATTCTGAGGTACCGTATTTGATTAGTTTTTGGGTAAATTGATACTTTCTCTCCTCCGACATTTTTTGATACTCTTTATAATCTCTGAGAATGCAAAAGTTTCGTTTATTCTCTATTGCAGATTTAATATCTTCCTGAAGTCCCGATAATTCATAGTTGTTAAGTGGAAGGAATTCTACTGTTTTTAATGTTTTCCGAAGTCCACAATTAACAAACTTATTTATTACATCATTTAATTTATCTACAACCTCTGGAGGCATAGAAACTAATGCTTTATCTCCATGATTTATCATTTGAGAATCTGATGGAAGTGGAAAAGATACCATAGCTGAATCGGTGTTTACTCTTTCAACATTAACCCCCTCAGAAATACTACTACTATTATTCCGAATCATACCACTAAAATTGTTATAATATTCAGCTAATAATGGTGTAGTAACTGTAATTTGTATCATTCTACTTTCTGGGTTTACTTCTCTTTGAATTTTCATGATCTGTTAATTTAATAAAGTTTCTATTTTATTATATACTATCAATAATAAGATTCTCGAGGGTACTAGGAAGCGTTTAATCGATTTTCCATAACCCTGAACTATCTCCTCCCTGTTCTCTTTTTCTTAAGTCGCCGAGGAAATCAAAGGGACGTGGATTTTGAACAGGAACTTTAGATTTGAGAAGAGCTATAAATTCTTTAAACTTACCCTTCTGTGTTGTAATTTTCTCTAAGTTATATATTCTGAAGACTTCTATTCCAAGCTGTTCCAAGTATTCGTCCCTAAGGTTATCGGCGTCTAAGTTATGATAGTCAGAATCCAACTCTAAAGCTAAGGATAACTCTGGAAAATAGAAATCACATAAGAAAAAACCTCCAGAAATGCCAGGAAGTCTAAGAGAATTCTGAATAGGTACTAAAAATTCCCTATAAACAGTTAATGGGTAAAAATAATCTATGTTTATTAAGAAATCTACTAATCTAGCTTGTTGAGATCTCCACCTCAATTGTTTTGCACGAGTAAATTTTTTAGCTGATTTTCCTGGGTATACTATATTTTTCAGAGAGTATAAGTTTCCAGATTCCGATATTGAATATACTGGATAAGGTTGAGTTGGAATATCTGAGAAGTAAAATGTTTCTAGGTGATTTTGCGGTTCTCTCTTTTTTGCCATAATTTTAAATTGAAATCCTTATTAATGTTAAATAAATAAAAGCCATGGAAGAAATAGAAAAATACTTTAATATTGGTATAGAGTATGGTAGTAGATACATAACATACGAGGTACCTGATAATAACAATATTAGATATTGTAAAGTATATATTGAACTAAATTCAAATAGCTTTCCTAATCTTCAAAGAATTATAAGTACTCCAATATGTTTGGATAATACTATCAAGATAATAGGAATAATTGTAGATCAAAGAGAAGTTTCAAATATTGATAAATATTTAATAAATAAAAATTCTAAAACTGACACACTTATTCTACTATCTCATGAAATAACTTATGATGTTGATATATTAGAGAGACTTGAAAAATTTGGTATTGAAGTAGGAATAGATGGACTAGGAGATCTAACGATAGATATACCTACAAAAGAAATTCTAAAGTTATTATTAAAAGAAGGACGATAAATTCTCCTTTTTTTATTTTTTCTATAATTTTTACCATAATATTTAATCTGCTAATGTTAAGTGCCAAGTATATGTATATCTGGATGAATCAACTTTACTATTAGTATAACTAATTGTATCTCCCTTAGAAGATTCGAAAATAGTAATATTATTTCCTACAATATTTTCAGATACACGACTTAATAATCTAATTTTTAATTCTCCAGTGTCTCCATCTAATATTTTTAAACCTATTATATTCGAATTTTAAAAATTCGAAGGAGGCGTATCAGTATTTACATAATTTTCTATACCTATGTTTATCTCTTTTATATTTTTTCTAACAAGAATTCTCTGGATATTGCTGGAAAAAAATAACATCGCTATAGTTGTCAAAAATACTATCTTTATATAATTTATCAAATTTAATAATACCGTATTGAGTAATATTAAAATTTAAAGGTATTATTCCTGTTACTATATTATCACTCAAAGCAACTTCACTTATAACCCCCCTCGATGACATTACTAGAAGAGTTTTGTATATTAATTTCTGTTCTTACACTTCCATCATATTCATTTCCTTGGATAATAAGTGGTTCTGGATTTTTAAGAGCCGTCGGAGTATCAAGAATAGTAGAGTACTTATGTGTATGTTCTAGATTTGCTTTATTATTTAATGCCTCTCGTGTAGCATTAGAGATTGGTTTATTTAAGTCTGAAGTATTATCTATATCACTTATTACTTTATTTACTTCGGAGATTGTGGGTGTTCTTAATTCATCACCTATAATTTTTGCCATAATAATTAAATATTAAATTATAAAACCAAACAAGAAGATTTATAGAGTCCTCCTGTTTGGTTAATTTTGTTTTACTTTTTGCCTTTCTTTGTTTTAGGAGCATTAGGATCAACTACTGTAACATTGATTTTACAGAAAATACTATTATCTTCTGGAATAGTTGCTGTAACTGTGATTACTGAACTTCCAGGACAGCATCCCATCAATCTACCATCTTCGATAAATCTAGCTACTCTAAGATTACTGGATTCATAAACCAAAGGAGGTAAATTAGACATAGCAGGTTCACTTACAATTTCAATAGTTTTAACTTCACCTTTAATTAATTCCAAACTTTCTCCACCAACAAATTTAATACCTTCTGAATCAGTAATATTAATTTCTTTATCAGTCGGAAGAGGTTGTGGAATAGTAGCATCTTTCTTAATATCAAGACTCTTAACTACTTCAGTTACTGGAAGTCCTGCAGCGGGAGAATTCACATCACCTGCAGCTCCACTCAATAATGCATCATTAATCATAATCAAAAACGTTTTTAAAAATTATTACAAATAAATTCTATAACCTATTATTTCTTGTATCTCATCTAGGTCATAATAGTTAGCAGCATGTTTTCCTAAAGATTCTGCCATTTCTTTATATACTTCCATCCCAGCTCCTTCAATTTTCCCTAAAGCTGTTAATCTGGTGTAAAGTTTATTTAATTCGGAGTTCTTTTCATCTCCAGAAATATCTCTATTCATAAATGCCCATATTCCAGAACATCCACAATAGAGACTTAGATCGGCGAAGTATAAAAGTTCGGGCCGTATCATTGTCGGGAGCATATTTAAATGATGTTCCAAATATTGATCAGTGGCTTCGTAGAGACATGAGAAATAAATCTGATCTTCTCTTGTCCAATCATGATATTCTCTCCCGATAAAGCCGGCCCAAGAGTAGTTCCATTCGCCGTAAGTTCCATCTCCATAACAAAATCCATAGAAATCAGGATCCCAAGAAGAGTTCATAAAAGGTTGAGAAAATACTGGAAACTTAATATTCCCACTAAAATACCTCTCAAAAACTTTCATTCGCTTTTCCATACATTCCTTAGCATCCTCTAATTCTTTGCTCACTGTACAACCCCAACCTATAGAGTTCATAATTAACCTACGTCTTAAAGATTCATAGGCACAACTTAGGTATTCCCCAGTATAACTCTCTTCAGGCAGTAAATTTCCATGAGCAATATCTAGTTCAAATCCAAGAAGTGTTCCGAGTGTTGTAATTTTCCTAGGATTTGAAATGAGAGTATATCCGAATTGTTCAGCTATCCAAGAATATGTTATCCCATCAAAATTCTTAGATAATACTACTGAACATGCTTGATAATCCTCAGTCGTATCTTCTAGGGTTAGTTTGTATTTAAGTATATTTTCTAAGATTGATACTCTAACTTCCTTATCCGATTCTAAGAAATTTTCAAAACATTCAGATAAGATTTTCCCCAAGTAATCTCCTGACTGTGGATTTGTTTTATACTCGAGGTAATCTGTTTTACTATATAATTTCATTATTCTTTTATTTTACTTATATAATCTAAAATTCCTTGGACATGAAGATTAACTATTGCCTCTTTTCCTTCAGGCGATAATAAAAATTCATATTCTTTTTTATTATCCATAAAGAGGTTCTCCGTTAAAACAGCAGGCATTATAGTATGTTTGAGAATATAAAACCCACTTTCTTTATCTTTATCTCCATCACTAAGATCCGTTCTCATAATTTTTCCTGGGAGATACTTTTCAGCAGCTTCATATAAACATTCAGCTAAGATATCAGATTTACTAACACCGTAGTATGTGTAAGCTTCGAACCCCGCTCCTTTTCCCCAGCAAGACCCATCAGTACAAGCATTTAAGTGAATAGATATAAGAATAGCATCACACTTAGCTTGTTTTGTATAAATTTGATTAGCTCTTCTACATCTTTCTCCTAAGCTAATATCTTCTTCTTCTGGGACTAATAGAATAATCTCAATTCCATGTTCGCTTTCTAATTTTTCTTTTATGAGTCTTGCTATTTCTCTTGTATAAGCATATTCTCGTAAAACCCCATCTGGACTTCTTTTTCCAGGGGTATTATTTCCATGCAGTTATGTTAACTATATAATAAACTTTTCATATAGAGCAGAATATAATTTCAAGATATTTTATTATCTTGGTAAGTCTTTATTCGTTACACTAAGAATTATATTTTAATTCTTAGCTCGGTATTGGATTTACTTAGATTAGAAGTCTATTTCTAAGGTCTTTCACCGAATTTACTTACTAATAATTTAAGATATTACTACCTTAAACGGCCATATTAATAAAACCATTATCTAATATTATTATCATAATTTTTTATAATTTAAGGATGTTCCATAACCTAACGAAAGAATTAACTTAACTGCTTCTGATCCTCTCATATAATAATTACCATCAAAAGCTATTTTCTTATCTTTTATTCGTTCTCTTATAGTATCTACAGAAGGTTTTTCAAATTTACTAGCTTCAATACAATTAATATAGGCACCTACTACTTTTGTTTTATCTTTAGAGATTACATATACTACTGTTTCCATATTTTTTAATACTTTATCTATATTATTTAGATCTATAATAAAATATTTATTATTTATAGTTATACGTTTACTATAGTAGTCTGATGATTTTACTTTTTCCGAAACATTTTTACTATCTAATTTTAAAAATTTATTATAAATTACATTAATATAATCTAACATTAAAAAATTTCCTAATAGATCAGTTATAATTTTTAATTTTTTATATTTTTTAAGAGTTAATGGATTATTCATATTTCCTTCCAAATCAGTTACTCTAAGATTTTCAAATCTATTATCATATCTAATAGTATTAATATGATCTACTACTTCATCGTCTTTGAGATCTCTTTTTAAAAGAAATTCCATTATAATTCTATGAACACTTAAATTTCTTTTTCCCCCATTATAAAATATTGTAGTTCTAACATATCCTTCTTCATTAATATGACAAAGTAATTTATTATTTTTTCTTATAAATCCTTCTTTACATACATATAATCCTGGATACTTCCAATGTTCATGCCATTCATAGTCATCTAAGTTACCAGAAAATCCTATTAACCTAAGAGCCTCTTCTTTTTTAGATAACCTAGATCTTTTCCAATAATATTTTCTATATTTATTCTTTTTTATTACTGCTTGTATTACAGAATTTAAATCATAACCTTTATTATTATACTTATTAATCTCAAATAATTCATTTCCTTGATCATCTAATGCTATATAACTCATTAACTTATCTTCAGAAATACTAGAGCATCTACCACTGTTTTTATTACTATTTTCAGCTATAGTTGTCCATTCAAGATTAGAAAGATTACAATTAATAGTGTTATGATCTAAATGATTAACTACATCGTATATATTAGAATCAGGATTTATAAGAAAAGTACTTGCAACTAATCTATGTGTTCTATAAGATTTAGGTTTATTATTTATATTCAATAAACTAACTTGCTTATAGTTTTTAACAGTTATAGTTCCATTTAAGATTTTATTATCCTTCAGTCTAAGTATTTGTCCAAGTTTATTAATTTTATACATTCCTTTCTTTATTTCAGGATATTCAATAGGTATAAATTCGGATTCAGAGAGATCTGGATACTTTTCTACTCTTCTTAATAATGGTACTCCATTAGAATCACATTCAGGTAAGTAGATACTACTATTATTCATATCTTCACCAGTGACAGATTCTACTTCACTTTGATTAACAATTAACTTACTCATTTTTATTAAATATTATAACAACCTTAAACTCATCTTAAATTTATTAAAAAGGGAGACATCGAAAAGATAAAGTTTGCAACCCTTATCAGATCTATTCTCCCCAATTTAAAATGAGTAAATTAAAAAGAACATTAGATTAATCTATATTTTTTATAAATTTTTCTAATGTTCTTTCATATATTAGGTTTTAACCTTTCCATATATGTAAAACATACTAATTTTTGTATAAAAAATTAGTCCATTGATTTAGATTTGGCTCTATATTTTCTAGTTTTAAAGCTTTTTGATATTCCTCATTATATATAATATCTGAAAGACTATCTATAAGATAACGATTAGTATAAAATTTATTATCTCTACTGCAATATAAAAATAAATCATCTTTTTCATTAATTAATTCGATTAAATACTCTATACTTCTAATAAAATTATAACCACACTTATTTAGAGTTTCTTGATCGAAGTTAAAATCATTATTAATTATATGAGGATATATAATATCTCTATTCAGATTTTCATTTTTAATTTTTTCAATAACCTCATTTACTTCCTTACTGGTTTCTGGAACAGTATGAAAAGTTACATTATCTAAATTTTCTACTAATCTTTCAAGTCTTTTTACATAATCTTTTGAATAGAATAACTTATGACTAAATATCCCTAATTTTTTCTCTAAGGATACTACATAATCTCTTTTTAAGAAAAACATACTCCTAATTTTTTTTAATCTTCTGGTGAATTTTTTAATTTTCTAGCAATAGGAGACTTGTAGTATATTTTATTAGCTTCTTTATAAGTTCCAAGAGATTTATTCATTAATTTATCCTCTGCCTTCTTTAATTCTTCTTTACTAACTCCAACTTCTTTCATTAATTCTAATCCCCTTTTACTTGCTTTAGATTCTTCATGTTCCACAAGTTTTCCTTTTATCCATCTTCTTGCTCCAACTATCAATCCTCTTTCTTTCTCTACAGCTGAATTATCCTCTAACTCCTTTCTAGACTTATCTAATTCACCTCTTACTTTTGAACTATTCGTATATCTACTTAATCTACTTTTATCTTCATTTTTAATATGACCTAATTCATGAGCAAGATCTTCATTACCAGAATCTGGATGATGAAATACTACTTTTCTATTCTCTTTTGCAGTACTTCTTATTCTCTTATTTAATGTTGGAGGTAATACTGATATATCATCTCCTTCTAATATAGCTTTAGAATCAACTACCATATCCCTTTCAATATTGGAACCTTTTATATCACTAGCTTTACTAATAACTACTCCTATTTTATCATCATTGGCTTTATTTACCAATTTTTCTGTAATATTTTTATCAATATTAACAGCCTTTGTTGCTTCATCAGCTAATTCTTGATTCTTTATTTTAGAAGTCTCTATTTGTTTTTCTAGAGATTTTGCAGCTTTATTCTTTAATTTATTTATACCGCTTTTAAAAGATTTAGCAATTCCTTTTAATCCATATTCTCGTTGTTCTACTTTCCAACCTTCAGAGTATAATTTTTCAATTAAATCTCTGCCAGTAAAAACTCTTACTACTGCTACAGTATTATTTCTTTTTACTCTCATTACATTAATATTTCTTTTGGGGATTTTATAAACTTCGCCTTTATCCTAGAATTTCCTTGGGCGATATTATTAATTAATCCCAAAGTTGCCTCCAAAGATTTTCGTTGATGTGATTCCCATGGTTTATCTTCGGGGTCAAGAATTCCAATCCATACAAAACCAGATCCCTTAGAAAGACACTCCCATACAGAATTAACCATCTCTGCTATACTATATACTCCCTTCATCTCGGGGGTTATGATATAGAGATGAGTATTGCATAGTTCGTTTTTCTCTTGGTTTTCGATTTCAATACATTCAGGAGTCCAAGAAGGTACAACAGGATTAAAATATTCAAGACCAAGATTATCAAGCTCGGGAATTAACTCTTCTCTCCAAGTCGATTCACCACAAGTACCTCCCAAGAAAATACGCTTAGGCTTATCTTCTTGATCAAGTCTCATATTAAAAGTAGATTCAGAGAGACTTATACATGCATACTCATGGGATGATTTAGGAATAATACTTTTTACTGCAGAGATTTCAACGTGAAGATTGTCGTCATACCTTTCAATACCCAAATCCTCTTTAACAAATCTGGTCCAAATATCTTCAAGATTTTTTAGATAATTAGATGTATCAGAGTTAGTTATATTTTTCTTAAAGATAAATTGAATATGAAGTTTAAATCCAGGAGTTTCCCTAAGCCAATCTATGTAATCAGAAAAATCTATTGCCCTAAGTTGATCTCTAATTTCTCTTTCAATTTCTACAGCTCTCGGATTTTTGTATGTACCGGGAACTGGTTTACCCCCTACATACATCACTCTTGCTTTGTACAGAGAATTGACACTAACGAATCTTTTTTTAATTTGTACTACTACCTTAATTTCTTTTTTACTACTCATGATTAATATAAGTTTTGTAATTTTCTGGAAATAATTGAATATATTCTGAAAGTTTATACCAATAATACCCTCTATATAATTTATTTTCTCTGTTAACAGTTTTAAATATAGCTCTATAATCAAAGCTGTCTATATTATGATAGCTGTTGTAAATGCCTAATATTTCTCCATCTTTTGAACACTTTACCACTTTAACAGGCTCATTTGATTTTATTTTCTCTACAGTTCCGTAATTATCAGAATATTTAATATTTTCTAGATCATTCAATTTACTCCAATAATATCCTAAATAAAAATTATTATTTGTTATACTAGTGCAAACTGATGTTTTCGAGAATCCATCATTTACTACGTCTGATAGTTTATCGTAAATCTTCATAACTTCTCTGTTTATATTTAAACAAGCTATTTGTAATGTTCCTGCTTTTGGGGGATTAATTAAACCATTTTCTCTTTTAATATAAAAGTTTTTTACCTTATTAGGATAAATTTTTTCATACTCAGATAATAATACCCACTTATATCCAAAAACTATATTATTTTTTGATGGAATATTTAGAGCTTTACTAATTGAAATATTACTAAAACCATCTTTCTTAGCATCTACTATTTTACTATAGATCCATAAAATAGATTCGTCCTTTGGATCTATACATACAACATCACTTTTCTCTTTCCTTAAATTAGATATTTTTTCATTAACTTTTCTTTTAGAGTATTTTATGGTTTCTTCTAATAAAAAAATTATTTTAAAATTATTATTTAAATTTTCTAAATCTGAAAGATAGATCCAGTAATATCCTCCTGCAGTGTTTTTAGAATTATTTAATGCTTGCCCAATACCTCCCCCTACTCCATCTAATTTTGCATCTGTAATACTGTCATATATCTTTTTTATAACTATAGTATCATTCTCTTTAACGTAACATGCAATTTGACGCTTTCTTAAATTCCTTACGAGAGTTCTTAATTCTGATATTAATTTAATATTTTCTATTTTATCTATAGCTTTATTTCTTTCAAAAGTTGACCTGCTGTTTAATTGTAAGATACAATCAGTTGCATATATTATTTTTGAATTATTTGGATAAATTCTATACAGTAAGATATGAACTATTATATGTTCTAATGCAGAGAGAAGAACATAATTATAATCAGAATCTTCACCTTCCATACATCTAGGAAGAATATGATGTTTCTCTGTATAAAAATCAAGCTTTTCTCGTTTTAATCCTCGTAGGAGAGCATAATCAATAATCATACAGTAATCCTCTAGGTACTTATCCTCAGTTCTCCCTTCTAAAATCATCTCATTAAAATCTTTTTCATCTAGGTAACTACTATACTTCATTCCTAGATCCTTGGTAGATTTTATACCATTCTTAATTGTATTATTCATAGAATTGTTAGTAATAAATGTATTTAGGTTTATTCATGTTTTGTTTTGATAAGTGGGAGATTTCAGTTAACAAAGTTTCCGGATCTTCGCTAAACCTACTTTCTCCCAATAACAATTAATGAATAAACAAAAAAGAAAAATACTATCCAAATCTATTATAAAATTTTTCTAATATTTTTCTTGCATATATAAGGGTTTTATTCTATAGAAAGCGCAAAAACTTAATTTCGACCGTCTGAAAAACCGGGAAAATCTTATATGTGATAGGATGTAAGATTAACTGCAGAATCTTATTAATATTAGATTGCTACTTACTAATATTCTAGATCCTAAGTAGCTACCTTGTTGTATATGGTTAACAGATAAGAAGTCGATAAAGATAAGGGTCGAGTATTCGGACAAGGCTTTAAGGCAATATTAGGTAGAGGTAGTAGGAGGTTGAGAGACCCTTGCTACTTTGTTTTTTTTAACCTTTTGACATAAATAACAAATATGTAATATGGATTTAAATTTGATTAGAAATTACGTAATAAGAGATAAATTTTATACAAGTTGTATAGGAATGTATTTTATTCCTAGAAAAGTAAAAATTAATAATAAATTAATAGATATAGTGTTTAATCGTGAAAAAGCAATATTAAATGATAAAAGTAGCTATTCTATTAATTTTAAAAATTTTATTGATAATAATTATAATATTAAAGAGTATAATTATATCGAAGAATTTCCAATAATAATTGAGAATGTAAGTTTATGGAATAGTATCCTGAATTCTTTTTCAGTTAGTTTAGATGATAGTATTAGAAACACGAGATATTTCTTACTAGACTATTTCTTCCCTTATTTAGGAATAGCTGTGGAAATAGATTCTAAATATCATAAAGCAAAGGTAATTTATGATAAAGCAAGAGATATTTATGTAGAACGTGTTTATGGAATAATTACTTATAGGTTTTATGAATTCGGAAATAATGATGAACACGCAATTCCTTACATAAATCTATTTAATAGGATAACTAATAGTATAATTAATCGTTTCAAATCTAATAACTTATCTATGAGAGAAATTCCAATAAACTACTCGAAAACAATTATTGGAAATTTTATAAAAGATAATAAAAAGGCGTTGGAATTTGTAGATAACTTAATTAAATTCATTGGATTTACTGAATTTTTCTTAAAAAGATCTATAACCGTAAATTTAAAACAATTGTCAAGAGTTACAAATGAAATTAGTGGTATTCCATATAATAAACTTAAACAAACATCATTTGAAAAATTATTTCTAGATAATATATCGAATCTTGTATGTGGTATATATCAGAAAGTATTAAACTTTATATAAAAGTATTAAATTAAAAGAGGAATAAATTCCTCTTTTCTTTTTTTTGTAATATAAAATCGAAGACTAAGGAACCTAGTATTCATATCCCCTTCAAGAAACTGAATAAGATATCCCAATACATAATAGAAAATATAAAGGGGAAAAAGAAATTGGATAGAAAGATAATATATCTCTAATGGTTCTTAAAAAGTACGAACGTTAGTGAGAGTCCCCGGAGCCCTAAAGGCTCCGAGTGGACGGTACTCTTTTAAGGTTCATTAGATTATTAATAAGATATATTAATAAAGATGTATCGTGAACCTTCTAAATAAGACGACCACGCTCTCCCTGAAGGGGAGGCGGGTCTCTCATTATATTCGCTTATTTAGAAGAACCACTTTATGCATATTTTCTTTCAGGTTAAATATTATATAGTGTACGTATCTTATAATGTATTACTAAATATGCATTTTGCTTTTCTAATACCTTTAAACTCTAATTAATGAAATAAAGGTATCCCTAGTCTTCAGTTTTGGATACCTTTACAATTAAACTGAACTCTGTATTGAGTTCTAGAAAATATTAATAAATTAAAAAAATATAAATATATGATTAGGAAGAAAATCGTTGTGCCATCTGGAATTAGGTATATTTCAGATTGGAGTGAATTTAATTTTAATAAGTTTCCTGGTAAATGTATAATTAATAAACAGTTACCTGGATGTGGTTTTACAGAGTATTGTATTAGAGGACCAGAGAATATTATTTTATGTAGTCCTAGAAAGATGTTATTAAAGAATAAAAAGGATCAGCATGAGTTTGATGTTTATCTAGTAGTAAATGAAATGGATAAGGAGTCTAATATAGATAAAGACCTTTCTAAGATTGATAAAAATATATCTATTGACTTAAATCTAGAAATTGATTATATATCTGATAATAATTCAGAAATCTATAAGAGATTATACCGAGAGATAGATGAATATTGTACTTCTAGAAGTATTAATGGATTACCTTGCAAGATATTAGTTACATATGATTCCTATAGAATTGTAAAAGATATCTTAGAAAAACTGAATAGATTTCAATACTTCTATACAATAGTCGACGAGTTCCAATCAATACTTCACGATTCGAGATTTAAGTCTGATACTGAATTAGGATTTCTAGAGTATCTCAAACAATCTCCAACTGCATACTTTGTATCAGCTACTCCAATGATGGATGAATACCTGGAGATGTTAGATGAATTTAAGGATTTACCATATTTTGAGTTAGATTGGTATACGGAAGATCCATCTAGAGTAATTAAGCCTGACCTGGATGTTTTTGTAATGAGAACTGTTGGGGAAAAAGCTTCTGAGATTATTAAAAAATACCTTAATAATGATTTTGAGAGTATAGTAGTTCTTAGAAATGGAGTTCCGACTAGAGTAGTATCAGATGAAGCTGTATTATATGTAAATAGTGTAAATCATATTACATCTATTATAAAAAAGAATAATCTTACTCCAGAACAATGTAATATATTATGTTCAGATACGGAGGATAATCTTAAGAAAATTCAAAGAAGACTTGGAAAGAGTTTCAAGATTGGAGATGTACCATTAGAAGATGAAAAACCTAAGATGTTTACATTTTGTACAAGAACTGTATACCTTGGGGCTGACTTTTATTCAAAGTGCGCTAGGTCATTCATTTTTAGTGATAGTAATATAGATAGTTTAGCTGTTGATATATCCGAGGATTTACCACAGATACTAGGTAGGCAAAGACTACTTGAAAATCCGTGGAGTAATAGTGCTACTTTTTATTATAGAAGTATAGCCGACTATAGAAGGATGTCTGGAGAAGATTTTCAGAAGATAATAGAATCTAAAAAGAAGTCAACAGAAAATTTACTTCTTGCATATAACACTACTTTAGATGCTGTTAAATTTGATCTAGCTAAAAATTATCAAAAAGTTGCTAAATCTTATAATTATAAAGATGATTATGTATCTGTAAACAAGATTCATACCTCTGATGGTAATATTATTCTAAAGCCTGTTCCTAATAATTTAGTATTAGTAAATGAGATAAGGGCTTTCAAGATACAACAAATCGACTATAAAGATAGATTTACAGTATTTAGTACAGTACATAATACATTAACTAGGGATGACATAGTAAATCAGGAAGTATCTGAGTTTTTAGGGATATATATTGGATTAACTACTATATATGATAAATTAAAACTTCTTTGTGAGTATGGATTATCCCAAGATGCTATTAATATAGTATTAGGACAAATTTCAGATAGTGATGAAATTAAATCTTATTATATTACTCTTGGTCCTCAGAGGCTAAAGGGAATGGGATATCATATTACTAAAATAAAGAAAGCCTTAGGAATAGTTACTTTTTCAGATGAATTATTGGATGCTACTATTTATAATGAATTTAAGGTAGGAGATAAAATAACATTATCAGGAATAAAAGACAGACTTGGATATCTATATAAGTCTATAAGTTATGATAAAACACCAAAAGCAACAGACTTAGAGAATTATTTTGAAGTTAAGAAGTGTACTATAAATTTACCAGGAAAGAGAGTAAATGGACTAGAAATTATAAATAAGAAATAAATTATGATATATTTAATTAAATCAGCGGGATATAATGAAAAAGGAGACTTTATACATCTTCTTAAAATAGGATATACAGAAGATAATAATAAAGATAAAAGATTTCAACTATATAAACTTCATAATCCTACCTGTAAAGTTCTCTATGAAATACCTAATCTCCCGGAGGATATAGAAAAGAGAATACAATATAAATTTAGAGGTCTGAAATATAATGAATATGGAAATGAATGGTTTTATTATAGTGAGGATATAATAAATTTCTTTAAGGATATAGATAATATAGACCTAGAATCTCTTCCTAAATCCCCCAGAAGACGAGAGATAGAATTTACTAATCTAAAGAATGAAGTAATAGAAATAATAAAATATTTATTCTTAACAAAAAAGGAGTACTTAGATTACCTAGAAAATCTTATTACTACCTTAGGGGATAAGTTTAGTGTATCCAGTGTATTAGATTATATAAAAACAGATCCTTTAGTAAATAAAGATTTATATTCTAAGTACCTAGAGATAGTTAAATCTAGAGAGACCGGTATGTATAGTAAGGATGATATAATAAATCAAGAAGTATCAGAATTTCTTAGGGTATATACAGGATTAACCACTATATATGATAAATTAAAATTATTATGTGAATATGGGTTATCTCAGGATGCAATTCAGATTGTACTTGGACAGATAGCGGATAGTGATGAAATTAAATCTTATTATACATCATTGAATCCAGATAGATTAAAAGCATTAGGATATAATGTAACTAGAATAAAGAGAGAATTAGGAATAGTAATTTTTAGTCAAAATATTTTAGAATCTAATATATATTCTAAATTTAAAGAAGGAGATAAAATTCCTTTATTTGAAATAAAACAAAAATTAGATAATATATATAAATCTATTAATTATGATAAAGTAGCAAAAGCAAAGGATTTAGAGAATTATTTTAATATAAAAGAGTCTTCTGCCAGGGTAGAGATAAATGGGGTAAAGAAAATAGTAAAGATATATAATATATTAAGTAGAAAGGGGTAGTAGAATTATGATATATTTAATAGAAACAACATATTATAATAAAGATACAAAAGAAGTATTAGATCTCTTGAAGATAGGATATACTAAAGATATAGATTCTAGGGTAGACTCTTATTACCTACATAATCCGGAGTGTAAATTATTAGATACTAGAGAAGGGGATACAGAATTAGAATCTTACTTTCATTTCTTATATAATAAATATAGTTATCCTAAAAGAAGAGAATGGTTTTATTATTCTCAAGAGATAGTAGATAATTTTCAAAAGATCTCATTGGATGATAAATATTTAATTGATAAGGATGAGTATATAATAGGATTTAGAGAATATTTGAGATCAGAAGTTCCAGGGATACAGGAATTAAAGAGTAAATACTTAGAAGATATATTAAAGGAAATAGAAGAATTATCTAGGAAGGAGGGATTGGAGGATCTATATAATCCCGAATTTCATAGATCATTAACGTTAGGTATATGGGAGAAGGAGATAAAATTATGTTGAATGAACAAGAACCATAAAACACATAGGAGGTAATTATGAAATATACATTTTCTAAAATTCATATTTATAGGTGCTTACCACCATATAGTAAATGGTACAGCATAACAACTGATAGTGGAATAACCAAAGACAACATTGTAATTGTTGGTAAAAAGCGATTATTGAAAGTCGCCTTTGCCTTGATACTTATGGTTTTATTTAATAAAAGAACTACTATAACCAGATGATTATGGAACAAAAGGACATAACTATTGAATGGCTTAGATTGGAGTTTTATAAATGCAATCATGCCAAGTACAGAAAGTATGCTGATGAATGGCTGAACAACCTTACTGACGCACAGATAGAGGGATTTGAAAGACAGCGTATAGGACAAATTGATAAATCGAAATGTGTATGAGTGGGAAAGATGTACTAAGGCTATTACTTATCAGTTATGGCTTTTGCCGTAATATTGAGATAAATACTTATATGGGTAACGGTGGATGGATTGGTTATGAAGTATCTGCCAACAATGACGATGGCGTTGAATACTACGCAGTAGATTGTGAAGGTTTGCTTTTTCATATATACGAACTACAGAAATTTATGAGAGATGAAAATATTGAACCTCGTATAATGTTGGGTAATTTTAGTAATAAGCATCTGCTTTCAGACGAACATTTGAATAATATTTTAAAACTGAAAGAGAATGAAAATTATTGTAAAACAAATCCGAATAAGTTATGAAACAGACAGTAGAAGAAGCTGCAAAGAAAGCAAGAATGGCAAGTGCTGAAACATTGACTACCTATGGTACACATAGGTCACTTGATGATTTTACATATTTATCCCATGATGAAATTGCAGCAGCTGCCATTCCGATTGCAGGAGCTATTCTTGGTGCAACCTATGGATATCAAAATAACCTTAAGAAGCAGCGGAATAAGATAGAGGATGCGGCAGGAGATAGGGTTGCTGGAATTATTAAAGGTAAGAAGAAAAAGGAGTAAATTATAAAATGTTATATTTATTTGGATCTGGCGCATGGAAAGGAATAAGGAAGGTTGTAAAAATTGGATATACCGGAGACTTAGAAAAACGAAAAAATCAATATCGTCTTCATAATCCTCTTGGAGAAATAATATCTACACGAGAGGGTTCAGAATTAGACGAACTTAGACTTCACCTTAGACTATATGATTTTAAAGTTGAATTCTTAGATGAATGGTTTTATGATGAGCAACCAGTTTTTGAAGTCTTTGAGCAATCCTTCGAAGAGATAGATGAGTGGCTTTGGAAACATAGAAGTGAGACGTTGCTGTTTCCACAAATTCCTCTCCCTGGAACACTAAAAAGAAAATTACTTGACGAACTACAAAAGAAACATAGGACCATAACTGTAGAAGGCGAGAAACTCTTATAAGTGTAGAAAAATAAACAAATAGAAAAATGGATGAAATAAATGAATTAATTAAAAATGATTTGAAAGATAGATCATGGAAAAATCATTATGATAAACTGGACCTATCAAAACAACCTCATCTTCCAAGGATATATTTCTTTGGGAGTGTTTTTGGGGTAATACTTTTCTTAGATGGTGATGGGAAAGATAGAAAAGATACTAGTTTTTCTATTATTATGAATCACTCAGCAGACATTCCAAGTTCATGGATATTAGTTGAGAAAGATTGTACGGCTAGTACTTGGATAGATGATCTCATAAAACAATTCGAGAGAGCAAAAAAGTGGATGAAAATTTAATTTATAAACCAAAAAAATATGGCAGAAATGAAATTAAACAAGGAAATTATTGCATTTCATAGAGGATGCGTATTAGTAGAGAGCAAGGAGTTAGTAGATCCTAGAAACATGGAGGAAAAGAGTAAGAGAGTATTAATCTCACTTCTTCAAGAATTAAAGAGATATAGATATTTTCTTTCTCCCGAAGTAATATGTAGGATGACGATTAGTGATATGGAAAATCTCCATACAAATCTACTTCCATACATCCACGAATTGTATCATTCTGGGGAAAAGTTTAAACCTTTGTATCCAGGATTTCCAGAACAAGTAATTTCTAAGGATAAATCGGAATTGTGGTTAGATCAAAAAAGAGTTTATTCTGGTGATCTTGAAGGATTTCTAAGAGATAATCCTTGGACAACTAAAGAAGAGAAGGAAATAATTGATGAAGAGCCAGATCGACAGCTTAAGATTATGACTCCTTCTGAATTTATGGATATTCCTCGGCAAATGATGTCGGCCGGAAATTCACTAACAGGAGAAACTAGGGAAGAGTTGGCATGGTTCTTAGAGAATTATCCAGAACTTAGCATCCCAGAACGTATACCATTTAAAGAAACAATGTGTATAGTAGCTAAACATCGGCCGGAATATAAAATTGCCGAGATTAATGATGTTCTGAGATATAGTTTGTACTTAATGGGAGCTGATCCAAGTCTTCCACATGTTCCAAAGAAAATACAAGTTAGCTCTTGGTCTAATAAAAAAACTGATAATCCTGAATGGAGAAAATTAGATACTCTTCCTAGATCAAAACGTAGAGAAATTTGTGGAAGAATAGAAAAAATAATTGAGGCTAAAGGAGTAGAAAACTGTATACGAGATGCAAAACTTTTCTATGGACATTGGATATTACTATCAGAACGTGTACATCCGAAGGAATATGTAGTAAATTATCCTGAGTGTGCTGATTTCTTTGTAAAACTTAAGAGTAAGGGTTTATCAAAAGAATATCGTACATTTAATTCTCAAGTACAGAATATGTATGATACTGGTAAAGATATTCTAGAAATAGCTAAATTTATTTCTACTCATCCAGGGGAATTTATTAGAAAATTTGATTCTCTCTTAAGAAGAGCTCTTGAAGAAGGTAAAGAATCTGATATAATGGATATCTTTATAAATACTTCAGGGATGAAAAATAAAACACTCTTAGAAATTCTTAGCTACTACGATATAAGAGATCAATCAGAAAGTACTCCTAGAGTGGTAAATATTCCTGGAAAAGGTTTATATATACTAGATGGATTAAAACCAATTAACCCTGGATTCTTAGAAACTATAAAAGATAATATAATTCGAAAAATATTTCTCAACATAGATTCTAGAATTACTGAGAAAGATTTAGTAAACGAGATTGTATATATCGATCCAGAAATTAAGAGAATACCTATTCCGAAGGGTATGAGAAATCAAAATGTATCTATCCCCAAAGGAACAAGATATAAAATCTCTGGAAATATTGTTAGGTTTTTTGTTCATTGGATTCAGAAAGATAGAGATGAAGACTTAGATCTTCATGCATTCTTATATAAGTCTAATGATGATATTAGCAATATAGGATGGAATACTTCACTTAATTCTAATGTTGCTGTTCATTCTGGTGATGTATTAAACCGTCCAGGAGATTGTGCAGAGTATGTAGACGTTGATCTAGATAAGTGCAAAAAGAATGGATATAAATATGTGGTGATGGATGTTTGCAATTATAAAGGTCGAGGAATGGATACTCTTCCTGTATGGTTGGGGTATTGTACTAGAGAAAAATTACAGGAAGGTGATAAAACTTGGCATCCGCAAAAGGTTGAATTAACAGTTCCCGTTACATCTAAGACTGATTCGATAGCAGCAATGATGATTGATATCGAAAATAGAGAAATGATTCTCTTAGATTGTGAGACTTCCGGACTTCCAGTTAATAATAAAGATAATTATTCCTTACAGAAAGCAATAGTTAACTTTTTCTCTAAACAAGAAAAATACTCATCTTATGATATCATTAAGCAACATTATAAATCTAGAGGTGCTGAAGTTGTAGAAATATTACCGGATGATCCAGATATAGAAGTAAAAGAAAAAATATTATTTGAAGATATATCAAAGAATTATGTGAAAATACTTGATATTATCGGCGAATAAAAAAAA